GTGCAAGATCCACCACATGATTTAATCCGCCTTTGGATCGAACTCGAAGTGTATAACCTGCCGTGTGCAAGATCCACCACATGATTTAATCCGCCTTTGGATCGAACTCGAAGTGTATAACCTGCCGCTTGGGGGCATAGTAGCTTGTTACGTAGCCTCTAAACATTGGGTGGGTGGTTATGACCTGCCCCAGGTTCAAGTCCCAAGTGGCGGGCAGACTCAGAATCTCAACCAGTTTGTCCACAATTCCCGAATCCTCGCCAAATTTGGTCTTTTCGAGATCCCGCATGACTCCAAGCCAGACCTTTGCCCTTTCGCTTGATTCCTCACAGTTATAACGACATGGGAACCACGGAATTACCTTGAACCCATAATAACGAAGATCTGACCTTATTAGAGGGTCAAAGTTTGAAAGAGATATTGAGCCATCTAGATTCTTTTTGTGGGGCATGGCTAAGGCGGCTGGCATTACGGGATCAAAATTAACCTTGAAGTTCTCTGTAAAGGCCGCGCTGCAACAATCCGGATAGCCCAGGTATCCGCCCATCCTAGCGTGATCACAACCGCCGAGTTTGAGTTCTGCCTTTACGAAGTCCTCGGCTATATCGAGATCGCGAGCCACCACCCCAAATACCATGACATCTGGCCCGAGCCGATCTGTTGGAAAATGGGTGTGAGAGAACCCTTCGTATTGGAGGCTCCGCCTCATTGGCAGAAACGCCAGTTTGTCCCTCATTATTTGGGCTATCTCGTTATCGTAGTTGTGCGGGGATAGGTGGAAGATATTCGCCTCCCTCTTGCCCTGCCTGACCATTTCATACTCACTTTCATAGGCTAAGGTCGCTATTTTTCTCTTTAATCCCACTAAACCATGATCGGGATACTTTGCCATGAAAGCTGAAAATGGTTTTGGATCTGTGATCTGAGTTTTTAAAGTTTCCTGATTTTGATTATCCATATTTACGCCCCCCATGAATCACCATGCGGCGAATCTCCGTGATCATCGTAATCTCCATGACCGCCTGATTCCGAATCTCCATGCACCTGCTGTCTTGGCTGGCAGGCCGGTTGCTGGTGCCGCTGTTGCTGCTGCGGATATGGTTCTACCCATTTATTTTTAAGGTAGTAATCTTGATAAAAGTTTGGTACATCTATCGCCAGCCTGCGGCCAGGGTCCATAGCTCTTATGTGACGTTCCAAGTATTGCAGGAGTGCATAATAAGCCTCGCAGAATTCGGTTTTATTTCTCACGTCGCCGCCTACTCCCTCAGCAGGGCAACCGCCCGCGCAGATTTCAAAATATCTGCACCCCTTGCACTGGGTCTGCTTTAGCATCTCTGACCGGACTAAAGTGGCCTGATGGGGTTGGTAGTAATATCCAGACTCAAAGCATCTGTCGCACCTGGATAGATTGCCATCCGGCATTATGGTGGTGCATCTGGTCACGAGATAGTCACATCTCGTATAGAGACAGCAATTTAGCCCCTGGCCTTTCAGGTTTTTCATATTCTCTATGACCACTGCGGGCCGGAACTCATTTGGATGCTCTATATATGCCTGTGCAAATTTGAGAAAGGCTATTTTCAGCTCTTCGGGCGAGAGTTTATACTTCAACAGATGGCTTGCCTTGCAACTCGGCAGGAACATTTGGTTGTATCTACCATCGCTCTTGGTTTCAATTCCCCACCGAATTAATTCATCAATCTTAGAAGGCGATGCATTGAGTTTAGTGAGAACCGTTATGGTGCCCACCTTTATCCCTTCGTCCTTCAGCCACTTTATGTTTTCCTGTAGCCTCTTTTGGTACTCTCGGTTGGCTTTCTTATCCCTCGGACCTCTTAAGGTATTGAATTTTGCCGGTCCATCTATCGAGACACCAACGCTCTGCATATGATATTCCTTAATTAACCTGATGTGTTCTGCCGTGAGATTCCAAAGGGCTGTCTGCATTGAGGGTTGACCGCCAACCGACTTTATGGTTTCCAATGAGAACTTAAAATCTTCTATTGGCAAACTGGTTACGTCTCCGCCGTGGAGGATAACTTGGGGATGTTCATCCTTGCCCCATTGTTTAGATATGTCGCGCAGGGTAGCCGCCATAGCCTCTTTATTATATCTCCCCGGTATGGATGGCTTGTTCTCGTCCTCAAAGCAATATTCACAACCTGTAGGGCAGTCCAACAGCATGTACCATAATATCGTGTTCATCTTATTCCTCGTTTATTATTATCATAATAATCATACTTTCGCTAATCGTAGAATGTATTGTCGTGTGGGGTATCCTTGTGCGGTAAGTCGTTATGGTTATCTGCGTGAGGCGCATCTCCGTGTGGGATGTCCCTGTGGGGTATTGGATTATCGCTATGCGGTGAATCGGAGTGCGGTGCATCTTCGTGCGGTATCCCGCAATCGCAGTGCCAAGACGAATCTTGGAAACTGGCTCCTTCTGAGTTGGCGTGGGCCGTGTTGCCGTGTGGTACTTCTGCCTGTATTACTTTTGCTGGCGTATTGCACCAGCTTGGGTCACCTGTGCTATCCGAATAGCCATGTTGGGTGAATAGAATCTGATAATCCCAGATAGGCTTATATTCAGGTCCGGGACCTTCGTGTGAGCCTGTCACAATTGCATGACACCAGCTAGGATCACATTTTGGGCTTGATTGCTGGCAACCGCTCGGGTCTGGATTCCCTGTTGAGGCGCTTCCTGTGATAGTTGTGCATTCATCTATGTAGGCACCGTGATCACAATGATCCTGGTTTAAGAAGGGCACTGCGTCTTGGTTTGCGTGGAGCGTGTTGCCGTGGGGGGTGTAGGGCTGATTGGCATGGTTTGAGAAATCTGGAGTCGGACAATCACATTCATGATCTGCGTGAGGAGTGTCTGAGTGCGGCGTATCTGTGTGGGCTGGTCCACCATCGTTATAGATAACATCATTGTGAACGATATCGCTATGATGCCAATCATCCGAGTGCGGAGTATCCGAGTGCGGAGAGCCTGCGCAATCGCAATGGATTGCCTTGTCTGTGAAGGGCACTGAATTCGAATCGTAATGATTATTATCCAAATGAGAGTCTATATGCAGATTGTCATCGGAATAATCGGTGTAACCGTCTTCGTAACCTGCGTCTCCATGCTCTACCGCGGGAACATTGAAATGGTCGTCAAAGTCTGGTGAGACTAATGAGGGGTCGTAGCTATTTTTATGGGGTACTGCCGCCTGAATGACTTTGGCTGCATCGTTGCACCAGGTCGGGTCTAGGGAGGAGTCTATATAAGCAAACTGGTTGAAATCAACCTGCCCGTCAACCATATGGCACCAACTCGGGCTACATTTCGGATGGCTCGGCGGGCATCCTCCTGAGTAGCCTTGCAGCATGGTGCATTCATCTGTCCAGATCCCACTGTTACAATGATCCTGGTTTATGAACGGAATGGGATCAGCGTCCGCATGACCACAATCGCAAAAAGGCATATCGGTAAAGCTATCACTATGCGAAACATTGCCGTGGACTATTTCGTCATTATGGCCCCCGTTGTGTTCATCTTGATAAGGTGCATCTCCGTGCGGCACATCATCGTGGTTTGAGTCTCCATGCGGTGTGTGGTCCCAAGGCGAATCTGCGTAGATATCCTGATAATTATTTTCATGAACCGGGCCGGGCGTATTCGAATGATTGCAAAAGTCTGAATGCTCGATTACTTGGTTGGTATCCTGCCAGTTTTGGTGAATCGAGTCTGCAAAAGCTCTGTCGGAGTAGTTTGAAAAGTCTGCAAAAGCTCTGTCGGAGTAGTTTGAGAAATCTGAAAATGTCGTATTATTATGGGTGGTATAGTCTGAATGCGCTTGATTTCCAAATGGACTGTCGGCGTGATTCGTATCAATGTGGTATGGGCCGTCGATATGCGAGACATCGGAATGGGTAACATCGCTATGATTTGAAAAATCCCCATGACTAGAATCGATGTGGGCGGTATCGCCGTGAGCTCCCGTATGATTATAATGAGCCACGTCACTGTGGGAACTATTTTCGTGGGCTAGATCTACATGGGATGATGGGGAATCCGTATGCGGGTCGTTATAATGTCCCGACATGTCGCTATGGGGGGTATTCCCATGTGCGTTATCGGTATGCCAGTTATGCTGATAGCTATCATAATACCCATCATTGTGCTGCTGATAAGCGTAATCTACATGGGCCTGGTTTCCGTGCGGATTCCCGTCATTATGTGCTGTATTGCCGTGGTTTGCGAAATCCGAATGTGAGATATCTCCGTGCGAAGCATCTGTATGTGGCGTGTCGCCATGATCATTAAAATTGCTAAATGGGGTATCTCCATGACTTGCGGAGTTTGTGTGATCATTGTAATTGCTAAAATCCGTATTTGAGAATGGCGTATCATTGTGGTTGGTCCAATCGGAATGTGCACTGCTATTTTCAAATACACTATCGGCATGCGCTATATCATGATGGTCCGAAAAATTTCCAAACGGCGTGTCGCTATATCCTGGATCGTTAAAATGTGACTGGTCGCTATGATCAGATATATCGAGATGAGCCTGATTTTCGAAAGGTGTATCAATATACTCAGAATCGTTTGAAAAGGCTACATCCTCATGATAGCCTGCGCTGGCATCATCAACATAATATTCGATGGCATCGGAGTGAGGGGTATCACCATGCTCAACCCCTCCCTGGTCGGCGTGCGGATTTTCACACCCTTCGTTGAGATGGTGATATGCTTTATATCGGTAACCTTCCACCTCATCTAAATATGCAGAATTGGCATGGGACGAATTGCACCAACTTGGATCTGATGAGCTTTGATTATGTCCATATTGGAGAAACCGTGTGTGGGTTGCCCCGTCGCCCGGATCATAGCTGCTACATTCTGAAGTTTTTCCTGACCTTGGGTCGCTGGGCGGACATCCTGGCTGTCCGGTTGATGGGTCTATCCAAGGTTCCCTATCAAGAAGATAGATAGGTACCCATTCGTCTTTGGGGATACCGCTATTACAATGCTCTGCGTCGCCGTGCGGTGCGTCTAAATGGCCGATTGGGTCGTTTGTGGCTTCGGGACCTCCCGGATCGGATTCTTGAGCTGGACCGAGACCATCTGCGAAAACGTATGTGTCGTTGTGTGTACCAGAATCGCAATGCGCTACATCTAAGTAGGGAATCTCTGCTACATCTTCATGTGAGCTATCTAGATGTGCATTGGTCCAACCGATACATTCACCCATTTTTCTTGAACATTTCCTTATAGGCGTTCATCCGCCTCTTGTAGGTTTCCTCGTTTCCAAGCGATTCGTTTCTTTGGATAACCCTATAATCCTCGATCAATGTTACAATCATTTGAAGCTTTTCCCGAGATATGACACCTTCCTCGATCAAGAAGGTTATAACAGCCTCGGATTTGATCTCTTCAGACCATAGCCTTTCTTGTAAATTTCTGATCAAAGTGTTTTGATCCGGAGCGGTTGCTTTTGCTTCATCCTTAGCTTTTGGCAATTTGATTTTAGATTTGCTTACCATATTTATCCATCCTTTTCTATAATCTCTGTGGTCCCCGGATTTGCATTATCTCTCAAGCTCCCTTACTAAATATAGTGTCGATGAAAATTTGCCCTTGTATCGATGCGGAGACAGCACAATGACAGGGTTGACCTGGGAAAGACTTGTTTGCCAATCCTAATTTGAGAGTATACGTGCCAACCGCGTTTACATAATCCGGATTTAATATTACCGGTCCAACCGTTCTTTCGCTGTCCGAAATTATCGCAGGCGATCCAACGACCTCCTTGAATACTCCTTTTGTATCCCCGATATATATACTTAGATACATTTCTGGGTCGGCTGGGTCGGGTGCTGGACCTGCCTTGAGGCTGTTTGCCTTTAATAGCTCTTCAGTGGCGGGATTGCCAAAATTGTAATTTCCGACATTTATTATTAGAGGGACCGGTTGACCGTTCTTATTCGTCGTGCCTATTGTGAGATAATCGTGCAAGGCATCATTCGTAAATTCTTCAGTCTCAAAAGCTTCAATTTCGTGGTCGTGGTCTGCTGGCGAAACGTCCACCGCGCCCGATGCCGGACCGATATCACCCGAGAGTGGATGCTTATGTATGGCTGAAGCTACGTCTATGGCCTCGACGTTGACTGATGTTACTACCTCTTTTGATGCCGATCCTATATCGGTGATGACATCAACGCTGCGACTTATGACATTGAAAAAGTTCTTGCTACAATTGACTGCCGTACAGCAGTCCGCGGTTAGTTCAGCAATTGCCGAATCTGTCGATAAAGATAATTGCCCTGCTACCAGATCAGAATTTACGTCGATGTTCTGAATAGCATTGTCAGTGTCGTCGCATGTCCCAATTTCTAATGAGTTGGTGTGAGTATGCAATGCTACCGCACAAGAGACCGATGCCGCCGAAGGTAGGGTCTTGAGCGATGCTACCGGATGCTTATGAACCGCGGAAGGCGTAGAAGCGCCGCCCCCACCTCCGCTCGAACCGTCGCCTCCGCCGCCTCCGCCCTGGCTGCCTGTTGGGGAGGAAACGGTAGCATTCGATCTATTGATTGTGATATTCAATACCAGAGATTCAACGTTAAGAGTCTTATCCGGGATGTCGAAAGTGGTCTCAAGCTCAAGGTTGTTATCAAGATTATCCTGGCTCCAAGACCAACTAAAGGGCTGGATTGTGTCGGTCTGATGCTTGATATATTTGTCAACCATATTTTTTAGGGCCTGCCAGACCTGTTCAGGCTCAATAAGCTTATCTCCCGCCTTGATGGTCTGCTTGGTTCCATCTCCAATCTGAATGTCTAGCTCCTGGACCCTTAGACAGTTCTCATAAGCAAGGCGCTTGTTTCCAACCTGGAGATTTGCCAGAACATAAATCTCGTCGCCTAGATTGCGGGTATCCAGAATACCGCTTTCGCTCTTTACAACTAGCGGAGCTTCAAATGTAATATTCTGGCTTGGGAGCATCTTGTCGGAGAGGTAATTGCTGGCGAATTTCTCGGCCATTGACTCGCTATGTTGTCCAGGATCGGCATATCGAACGAACCGACCGCCTCTGCCCATATTAACGTGCTCCCCAGCTATTACGGCTGTGCTGCCCTGGCCGAAACCGGCCACTATGACGCCATTGACCTGATAACGAGAGTCGGCCAATGTGAGATCCTTGATAGCGAGCAGATTATCGCTGTCCAGATAACGCCCGGCTGGATATGATTTGCTGCCCCTTCCGGCGTGGTCCATGACATCGATGTAGCAGATCCCTCCCCTATAGGATTCTTCGAATTCATAACCCGCACAGGTCAGGAGGTTAAAGATCACTTCGTAAGGGAGATCCCCGTTTGCGGTCTCCCAATAGAGAATATTTTCCGTTAGGGCGTCGCCTGTGATCTGGCCTAATCTAATCGGTACTATGCCTTCCCATATATTCGGGACGCTGATTATGTGGTAGTAGGGGCTCGTTTGGTCTGCTAGCCTGATGTATAGTGTTTTATTATTACTATCATGGTAATAACCTGAATTTGTGCCCGTCTCTAGGTCGTCCAAGGAGAGCCTTGTTATCAGGGCGGTACCGTCTGAGTACATCTTTGAGATCGTGTAAGGTAATCCTGAATAAATCCATTTATATACGCCTTTTTCTGTGTTTTCGTCATCCCATAACTCATAATATATACAACTATTCATTATATATATCATGCCTGGAATATTGTTATTATTGACGGGCTCGGAGCTATTTAATATTTCTGTAAATGATACATTCTGCCAGATGTATTTTCCTAAGTAGAGTCCACCCTTGGGCGGATTGGGTTTGGCGACCTCCAGGAAGCCAAAAAGATCGGCTAAATATGTGCCATTCTCTTGCCATTGGCATGAGCGAGAGATGCCATTAAATCGCCTTTTGTCACCTGCTATGTAGATCGTACATAGGCAGTCCTCCGGAATGGGTTCACCGAGGTACATTTTAGCCTCGGATATCTGGCCGTATTTCCAGCTAATATGGCCTGAGACGATATCAGGATTTAGCGCCCCTCCCTGGACCGTTGTAACCTCTATCCAATCGTCTTTTGAGACCGAGACGGGCAGGTTATAATATCTGGATTGGGGCCAACGCAGATCCAATATCTTACAAGCCCATTGCTCGGAGTGCCACTTAAGGGACAGATCTCCTCGTGTAGAACCGCCAGAAAGCCACTTGAGAGATAACCGTCGATTGGTGAATTGTTCTGAAGGCCACTCCAGGGTGAGAACTTTAGTAGCGTGTGCATTTTCGGTAAGATTGGACCAGGTAAAATACCCATATATGCCGCCGTAATCGAAACTCTGTGAAAAAACGCTTATTGTAGGCCATTGAATTGTTAGATGTCTTCCTGTTGGGCCTCCCATAGACCAGATACATGTTAGATCCTTGGCAGTCCATTGTGAGGAGGGCCATTTTAAGCTGAGGAGTCTTGCTGCTCCCTGCTTTGAGGGCCATTTTAAGCTGAGAAGACGAGAAGCCCATTGCTCGGAGTGCCATTGCAGGGTTAATGATTTTAAGACTTGTTGCTGAGCATACCATTGCAAGCTCAGTTCTTTGGCGGACCATTGTGAGGAAGGCCATTTTAAGGACAGAATATGAGATATCCACTGTACTGAAGCCCACTTTAGACTCAGTAATGCGGATATAAAATTCTCTGAAGGCCATTGCAGGCTCAACGATTTTAAAACTCTTTGTTGAGATGTCCATTGTAGGTTTAATGATTTTAAGACTTGTTGCTGAGCATACCATTGCAAGCTCAGTTCTTTGGCGGACCATTGTGAGGAAGGCCATTCTAGCGTGAGCGTATTTGCGATGAATTGCTCTGCGTCCCAGAAGAACATCAGAGATTTAGCGATGCTCCCCCCTGACGACCACAAAACCGTTAGACTTTGTCCTGCGGTTCCTCCGGCGCACCACCCAAAAGTCAAGTCCTTAGAGAGCCATTGTGCGGAATGCCATTTTAGGCTAAGGCTCCTTGACATGTGCGCAGCTTCTTGGGGTTGAGACCAAGTGAAATGGCCGTATATTCCGCCGTAATCGCTTGCCATTGAACCTTATCGATTTAGATTGTTGTCGGTTTGGATCTTCGCTATCTTATTTGCCAGCTCGTCTATATTGCCTATAAGAATTCCATCGAAATGATAATGATTTTCTATCACAGACGGCTTGCCGCCGCCTTTTATTAATGCCCCTCCGTGAGGCACCACATATTCTTCACCCTCCTCGCCTACGAGGGCGGCTGTTGCTCTTGATGGGGTCGGGCCGCCTGATGCATAGGTCGGGTATTGAGAAGTGAATCCAGTAAATCCGCTACCCCAGACAGAGGTATCGCCAGCGTGGCCGAAATAATTTGCTAGATTGGATAAACCTCCGCCGTTACTGCCTGCCGAGCCTCCGCCGCCTCCAACAACGTCAATACCTACTGTTATTGTTGCCGACATACCATTAATAGTACTGACCGCTTGATTCGCTGATGCGAGCGCAGGGGTGGTGTCGGCGTCAGTTTTAATCGTGGCTGACTTCGCGCTCATATCCTTGAGCATTGCATCGGTCTGTTGCTTGTAGGAGCCTGTGTCGAGGTTTAGGACCTGACCGTTACTCTCTCTGCTTATACCCTGTTGGGCGTAAGTATCATACAAGGCCGAACCTGTCCTAGCTGGGATAACAGGAGGATAGCCGTTAGCCTGATCCCAGGCGGCGTATTTGTCGCCTGAGGCGCCGATATAAGCGCCCCTGAATAGGTCTGTCTGGGCCTCTTGCCATTTGCCAAAATCGGACATGACACAACCGGTACAATCCGAGACTACCCCTGATAACTGATTGAATCCGACGCTGGCATTTGCTACTTGGGCGGAACAAGATCCCGCTGCTCCGCCACAAGTTGAACAGGACGAACCTAAATTTCCTAGAGCTGTGGAAATCGCAGGAATCCCCGCCCCTGACAGTGTAGCGTTCAGTTGGTCGATAAGGAGGGACCAATCTATAGTTGCGGTTTCAAGGGCTCGGGCTGATGCGTCAGTTGAAATTTTGAGGTTATCTGCTGCTATGGCGGCTTTGTCTTCTGAAATAACTTTATCAGAATCATATTTATCCCACATGCCACCTAACTTAGATATGGCGTCTGTGTCATATTGTGCGAATTTTGATGCCTGATCTGAAGCTGTGCCCATATCTTTTATGCTTTTACCAAGATCATCGGTTTTAACTTGCGTATCGGCGAGATTTTTGGGGGTGTAAACATTCGGTTGTGGGGTCGCTGGAGGGTATTGTGTCATTCCAGGTTTGGTGGTTGTGGTGATAGGGGTGAATGACCCTGCGCCCCCCACTGGCGATTTAAGACGGGTGTTCAGGTCAACATCCTGCTGTTCCATATAGTTATAAGCCGATGCTGCTAGGCCCTCTATTGCAGGTTTCCATATCGAAGACCATATAGTACTTCCGCCTTGCGTTGTCCCGGCGACTTTATCAGCACCCGATCCCTGAATTATGCCAGTATTGCCGCCTATTCCAGAGCCGGGGATTACATCGCCAGATTTATAAATGTCTTCGCCTGCGGATGCTCCCATTCCAAGTTTTCCAAGTAACCAAGCTTCGCTGCCTCCAAGTTTATCAGACCATGATTGCCCGGATGCGGATTGGGTTTGTGGAGCCGGAACATTGGTTTGTGGCGCGGGGGCTGGGGTATTGACGATATCATTTGGATGCGTTGCAAGATACTGGTTTATGCCACTCTCGGCAGCGGATTGTGAAGCATATTCAGAGCCATAAGCCCCCTGCATCGGCTTTCCGGTTGATGCGTCCATTATAACATATGTTGGGCCGCCTAGAACACTCTTATCACCATTTGGATTAGCAGCAACAGAAAACCGGGTTTGATTAACTTGCGGGGCTGATGTGCTTTGACTTGTGCCTGTGCCAGTTCCTGCCCCTTGTTGAATTAGATTGAATCCGCCTGCCGCCTGCGATGCACCATTTATCGCACCGACCAAATCCCCACTGAATGCATCGGCTAACATTTCGACAGATGCTATGACTCCTGCTATTGCCCCCACTGCACTATCATGGAAATTGTAGATTGCCTGGATAGCACCGATTGTGCCTTCATCAAAATTCAGTTTCATGGTGTCGGCGGCTAATTTGGAGTGATCGCCGAGTACGGTTTCAAGAGGTTTTAGAAGCGAATCGAGCGGCGTTTTTCCAAATAGAATATCCTGCCAGTTTAGCCCGGCCCCAATTACACCTTCCACATAAACAAGGGCCCCATTCAGAAGAGTAGCGAGAGCGTTCCCTAATGCGCCTGCATCCTGGTTATCTATGCCTGATGCAAACCGTGATACTAGGTTTTGGCCAGCCTTTTCGCCCGCTGCGCTCCAATCATAATTTTCGAAGTCCTGTGCTAGACTATCAAGGGCTCCTTTTATGTCGCCTGATTGAATTTTCTTGATAAATCTGTCGAATGCGTCGTAACCAGGACCTGCCAGCCAATTAGACCAATCTTGCGCAGGTCCGGCTACAACCTTTCCAATCTCATGGCCCATCTGGTCGAAAGTTTCGCCACCTCTATTTAGAGCGCGAGAAAGGTCATCGGTCTTTTGGCCTAGATCTGTGTCGGCTCCCGCTGCATCTTCCAATCCAGCTTTTAAGGCATATACTTGCGGCAGATTTTGAGCTATAGATAAAGCCATGCCAGCGTTTCCAGCGCCGAAAATTGGGGTAAACAGATCCTTCCCCGTTTTCTCCTGAGCTGCATATAAATCTTGGATAGCCTTGATAGGGCCTTCTGCTTGTAATCCCGAGACTGTTAGGCCGGTACCTGTCAGATATTGGCCTATACCTTTTGCGGCTACAACCGTCTGGGTAACTTTACCTTTTGCCGATGTTGTAGATTTAAGCGCAGCATCCGATGACTTATCGAGATTGGCAGCAAAACTAACTAAAGTCGAACCGATCATGTTGGGCATTGCTTGAGGGGCTACCTGTTTCATCGTCTCTAACAATGCCAGCTCGCCGGTAAACCCGCCCAATGATTGGGACACTGCTTGTGACCCCTCCATGGTCATTAAGGCAGACTTGCCTCGACCGCCTAGTTGGGTGGGGTCTAACGAGGGAATCATTTCGTAGGCTTTGGAGTAGACATCCATTGCCTGTTGAGCGGTTAAGCCAGATTTCTTATAGAGCTCTGTGGTTGACTGAATTGTTTTAGCAACATCAGCAGGGCTATTCATGGTGCCGACTGCCATGTTCATATACTGGTTTAGCTGGGCATCCGACATCTTCGAGGTATCAATGTTATAGGACCTGAGAAGCCCTAACATCCCATCAACATCGGACGCTGAAGTACCATATTGTCGCCCTAACTTCAGTGACTGGTCGGTAATGGCAGAAGTCGCAGAGGCCATGTTAGATTGTGTGGTGCCCCCTGACATCGCAGCCCTCGTTGCCGCATCGTTCAGGTCTGCGTAACCTTGAATATCATTCTGGATGCCAGCATAGATGTCTTCAAGACCTGAGACAACCGCGTCAAAGGCTGCTACTCCCGCGCCTATGGCGGCTCCCGCCGCGACCATGTCCCACATAGAGCTGCTTGCCCGGTCTGCTCCACTAGCGACTTCATCGAGAGCCGCGGCGTTTTCACCCGCGCTTAAGACGCCTTGAGCTGCTTCTTCTCCAGCCTGGCCTAAACTCCTAAGACTCTCGGCTCCTGTGTCAGCGGATGCTTGGATTCTGTCGCCTACTTCATCAGCAGAATCCTTGAGGACTTCAAAATCTGCTATGATTTCATCTGTCGGTAAAGCTAGTTTAGTGCCTTGAAAAGCGTCTTCGATTTCTTGGGCTTTGTCCTCTGCCAGGCTTACCGCATCATTTAGAGCATCTTCAAGGTCATCAGTCGTGCCCTTTATCGCGATGCTAACCGAACCGGCGTCAACCACAGAGAAACCTCGCTAACTGAAAATAGATGTTATCGGATTTATGTTTTTCCTAAGATAGTAAATTTGATAAGTTTGCGATTCATGGTTCATGAACCGTGAACCATAATTCTTAGATAACCTTAAAACAACTATTTATCTTATATCTATCTTAATATTTCCTCTTCCTCGAAGTAAGTGCTATATAGAATTTAGCAAAATCCGGCTAAATTCTTGCAGTTTTGAACTCTCTAGTTGGAGAGTCTAATTATGGTTCACGGTTCATGAACCATAGATTTAAGCTCAAGAAGATTCTTTCGGGGATCTAAGCTCGATGGTCGCGCAATTAAAAAATCGCATTGCTTAACCAGTTTTGAAAAGCTACTCTTCGGCATCTTCATCTTCTTCCTTGCATCTATCGAAAGCATCTTGCCCCCGCTGGCGGCAATTAAGAGATGAAGGATGTCAGCCTTATCCTTCAGTTCTGAAGTCGGATCTTTGCGGATAGATCTTGTTAGATTAGCCACAACTTCAGAAACATCAGCTCTCCACATTTCCAGATGTTCTATGCGCTCGATATATGGTCGATTTGCCGCCTTAATAATCGCTCGAAGCTCTTTGGAATTAATAAGAAAAGCCTGTTCAGTATCCGGTACACAATCGGCTTGCTGCGCCGACCCAAAGCCTTTTAAGCTTTCCAGTAATACCTTCTCTTGTATCATACCGTTCTCCGGTAGGCTCGGGGGGTCTAGACCCGAGCAATTCTTCTATTTTGATTTCTAGCAATCCCTCGGATGGGTTCCATGAATTTAAACCTGCCTAAACTCATGCCCTTATTCCGCGTGGATTTCTCGGGTGTATGCTAAGAGCTGGATAGTTGTCTTTGATCATAATTTCCGATTGTGTCGTGCCTCCTATTAGGATTAGAAAACGCTCTTCGCACTTCTCACAAATCGCAAATTGAGTATATCCGCGCTCACGCCTCACCTCATAGGATTTATAACCACAACCGGGGCAGCCATATTCTCTAACATCCGAGATTTTGACAGCAATCATCAGAGCCATCTCCACTGATCTTTGCCCGCTGAATGAGTATCATAGCACCCCAAAATCCTTAGCTCCGAGAATCGTTTTGCTGTTGTTCAGGTATTTCATAAGCTCAATTCCACGAGGTGTAATAGCAACTAAGCCACTCTCTAAATACTCGAAGGCCCCGCAGCTTAACAATTTATTGAAATGTTTATTCCCTATCGTCCAGTTTACACCGGTTGCATCGAATATACCCTGTTTTGGTAATGCTTCTGGTTCCTTTCCCGTCACGACTTGGAGCATAGAAAGTCTAATATCCATATCACCGCGCTTTGGCCTAGCTTTCGGTCTTTTTGTTTTCATAATATCACCCAATTTTAAGTCTCATAGTTCCGGCTCAATCAAATGATCATAAAGTCCACTAGACAAAGTGTGCCGGAACTTTCGTCCTTTATCTAAATGACAATTCCAGAATACTTAAACTTATCTATGGTTAGTATATAAACTTCTATAAATTTCTTCGAAGTATCGTTGCTGTATGCTTATTATAGGCCTAAAGTATCATAGATACTGTAAATGAGTAACTATTTATGTCAATCGAAGGATTTTAGATAAGGGTATTGCGGAGACACGAAAATGAGAATAAAGATAGAGGATATCAAGAGGGGAGAACGCCTGCGGCCCATCGACCGGTCAAAGGTCAAGGATCTAGCCGACAGCATCAAAGAGGTTGGACTGATTCACCCCATTGTGCTTACGCCTGATAACGTATTAGTCTCAGGTGAACATCGCATAGAGGCCATGTTACTGAATGGCGAAACTGAGATAGAGTACACCGTCAAGGATTACGACGCTTTGCATAAAACGCTCGCTGAAATTGATGAGAATATCCAACGAGCAGAGCCTGAATACCTCTCAAGGGGCCGTATGTTGCTCAAGCGAAAGGAACTTTGGGAAGTTCTGCATCCCGAATCTGTATCAAGAGGCGGCGACCGAAAATCGCCAGACTACCAGGAGAAGAAGCAGGCTGGAAAACTCCCTAGCTTTAGGACCGATACCGCAAAGAAGCTCAGCATAGCTCCCAAGACCGTCGATAGAGAAGTCATGATAGCCCAGAAACTCAGCCCTGTGGTCCAGGAGGAGGTTAGAAAAGTAGACCTACCGAAGAAAGATGCTCTGCTACTAATCAAGCATGCCCCTACTGAGCATCAGCAGATGGCGATTCTTAAACGTATGGAAGTTGGAAAGGCCAAAGATGTTAAAGATGCTTACAAGCAAATCGAAAAAGAAGATATGGCCGCCAAAGGTCGCGACATAGAGGGCGACGAGCTGGCAACTTTCCAAGAGGGCGACCCTATAGAATTGCTGAAAATGATCAATAATGAATCATTTAAGGCAATATTGACCTGCATATCGGAAGAATCTAAGATAGAAATTCTCTTGCGCGAGGGATCACGCATATTAGAACCTGAGGGGGTTCTCGCTCTGATGATACCGCCTTCCCTAATTGGGGCGGTCATAAAGGCATCATGCCCAGTGGAAATAAGATACTACTGGACCATAGCCGACACCCTGGCAAAAACTATTGATGCCCTTAATGTCACCTCGGCTTGGATGCCCGTTATGATCTACGTTAAGGATGGTCAGGCCTTGAAACTCACCGCCGACTGCATCACCAAGGCTATAGACGCCCTGACACGAGAAGAGGACCACGCCATACAGCTCATAGGCAAGATATCCAAGCCCGGGGATACCATCTTGGACCCATTCATGGGCCAGACATTACAGACCTACTTGGGGCCTGCGGTGGGCCGCAAATTCGTGGGTTTCGGCAATAAGGGTATGATAGATCTAGCGAAAGGTCATTTGCATAGAGTCAAGGGCTTGGTAGCCATCTAAGCCAAATCTTTTGCACCAAAAAAACTTTTTGCGCTCTTAAATGATGGCTCTAAATTTGTCGAACCTTCGGAGATTTTTTGAGCCTCTTCCTGGTAATTTAAACCAGTATTGCCTTGGCTTGTCGAATTCCACCAATCCCACCCATCGAGGTTGAAACTATCAGCTAACTTGTATATGTCGATGAACACCCTTTCAGGCTGGTTATAATATCCGTACACCTTGAAATCTGGGGCGCTTTGGTCGGGACTATGCAGGTAAAGAGTTATAATATTAGGATTCACGCGAGTATGGGGGTCATATCCTGCATTTCCATCAATATAATAATATTTTCCTGAGAGTTTTACCCTAACCCAGGCATGGCCTGAGGAACCATTTTCTGAAAAATGCTTGAAATGGTTCGACATGCAAATCTCAGCATCATACCCCCGAGACATGAGCCTCCATTGGACATAGGTCGCTATATTGCTGCAACGAAATACTTTCGAATCATAGGGTCTAGGAATTTCTAAGCCCGTGGCATTCATAAGGGCCTCGGGTGTCATGCCAGGGCAAGCGAGACTCAAATAATAAGGCCGCGGGATCTTGGCTAGGTTATCTGCTTCGCTAATCGCGGATACCGCTACGCTCATTAGGAGGGTTACAAGAATTACGCCAGACAGATAAGCCAACCCCATAAAAGACTATTATAGGTTGTTAGCCTATAAGGTTTTTGGTAAGTCCTTCTTCCTGCTCAGATCTTCGCAAGACTTCGTGTGATCTGGTTCGGTCGGTTTTGGCTCTTCCGGATATTCTTCTTCGAAATCTTTCAGATTGCCCATGAAAGCGGCCCCAATATCCCGCGCTGCCCTCCATGTAAAATACTGCCTCTCTCGGATTTTATTATTATGATATTCAAACAATCCTCGCAACTCATAATTTTTAAGCCTGAAAAATTGGGCCTCAGTCAGCCCGAGGATCTTGATCGCTTGGTCTAAGAGAGGCTGCCAATCTAAGGCACTTTCTCCAGGCTGAGGTCCTCCATTGGCGAGGCCGTGGCCGGAACCTTTTCCTTGACCCTGGTTCGAGAAGGGACACCAAGAAAGAAGTCTGTGGCCTCAACAATCTTGTTAAATAAATTCGTTCTGGCTCCGATCGTGGTAACTAATGTGATTTCGTTGCCCTCTTTATCCAGGATAGGCTTACCTGCCCTATCCGTGGCTTTTTCCTCTTTCTCATACGGCACGAAGGATTTCACGTAATCTTTATAGATCTTTGAGATATCTTCAAATTCTACATCGGGATTGGCCACAATCAATGACTGCCAGATGATTACCCTCATCCTGTCCATCGACATGTTATCACGGTCATTTAGGATGGGCAGGAACGTAAGCCTATCCTTTCCCGTTCGTCCTTCTGACATATTGATTATACCCTCGACCTTGGCCATTACGCCAAAGTCTATTATGATTTCCATAGGGCTAGGCGCATTAATGAAAAATTTGGTTTCTCCCATAAAATTCCTCTACCGGTTATAGGCGTTTAACCTATAAAAGATTTGCTGTTAGCACAGCCAGACTCAGACCGTGCTAACCATAATGGACTCTCCGACTGCATGGAGGGCTTTCGTTGTGTCGTGTGCCCCTCTGGTGCAGCCTGCGAAAGTGCAAGCGGGCGTAGTCCCGCTCTTGCTTGTATACTCTATCTGCTCGTCCTCGATGAATAGGGTTCCGGCATCGGGGAATTTAGCATTATCCACGCAGGCAACCGTTGTATCCGAGGCTCCGGCTTCTAGTTCAGTCCTGAGTGTAGTTTCCGCGTTGGTCTCATAATAGAAACCCCCTGTTCCTGATATCGTTAGATCCTCTTCCTTTAGGGCTTTTACATCAAAATCGGCGGTGAATCCATCCAAGTGGCCGAGACCCGCGATGTTATCCTTGAATATGCCGTCTCTGGTGAACAGGACGAACATGATGGGCGTATCTATTGTGCTGGCGTAGATGAGCCACGCGGCCCTATTTGCATCAAAAAGCCTCTTAACGGCAGCGGTCCAGCTTTTATGAGCTGGCAGAAACTCTTTATTCAGGCCGGAATCGAAGTTCGTGGACTCGACTTTATCCTTTGTCATGGACAAAGAGACTGATAACAGCTCTGCCAGCTTGACCACCGACGTTCTTTTGCCACTGCCCCTCACCTTGTCCGCGTGATTGCCGCCAGATGCTAACGAGACGCGACCTCTGAGGTAGTCAAATACACATAGGCTCGTGATATCGTGCCAATCGCCTGCGCCGTTGGTCTGGCGCTCGATCAGGAACGTCTCACCCTCTGCCCAGAACCTCGAATCCCAGGGGGCGGTATATTTCTTATGGTTCTTGTCTGGGTAAAGGGCGATTTGGCTAAAAGTTGTAAGTGGGGCGTCTGGGTTGCTGACATAGGCTGCCCCTAACTTTCCTAGTACAGCCATCTTATCCCCCTAAGCCCCAATAGTCAAAGCACCGGTTCCCTGGAGGGTCATGGTGAACTTCTGACCGTCTTTCAAAGGGAAATCCAGCCCCAGGTTTGTGGCAAACATGCTACCAGAGATCACATTGCCGCCCTCAGCATCCGTGATGGTAAAGCTGTCTATTATGGCATCATCATCATCTTCTGCCAGATATGCATCCACAAGAGCCTTCTGGCCTGCCGTATCTGAGAGCTTCAGGTTGGCCTCTAAATCAATGCTCCATTCCAGATGAGCTCGCAGAAACTCCTTGACTAAACCACTGTCGTGATTTGTCACTTCTACCTTATCTCTGCCCGATTTCAGGCTTGCCTTGGTCCATTCCGCTATCGTGTCAGCGCCTATCAAGACAGACGCCCTCATACCCAGCTTTGCGCCAGTTGTCATAAAATACCACTCCGCTTATGCGTATTTCTTACTTGCTTACTAATATTAGCTATTATTATTTTAGGGTTTGCCTATGGAAGGGCTCCAGCCGATCGCAGATGTTCCCATATCAAGAATATCCCTATTCCTATGAAGCTTAGGAAATCCCAGAGTGTCGGAGATAATATTAATGCCGTAACCCACTCTCGGTCTTTTTGCTTACCTTCTTTGCCACCTCGGTCGAAAGCACATCGGGTATTGATTACGTTAATAGCCTGTTCAAGTTCGCCTACCTTATCTATCTTAGGTTTTACCTGCTCCAAAGCGAGAATTCTATCATCGGTTTTATCTAGTCTTTTCTCCGTCCTCTCACACCTATTACAAATCTCTTTATACGATTTTTCTATACTTTTGAAACCCTCCTCTATTTTACCTTCAAGATGAGCCACGATTAATGCGGTCTGTGCATCTTGTCTAGCGTCGGCCCTGCCCATCGAAGCAAACTCTGGCCCCCTCTCCATCGTTTCGCCGCTAGAATCATAGTCTTCCATGTGGCCTCAAAAAGATATGTGTTCAAGCATGCTTGAACACGGACCAGAGCATCGCCTGAAGTGCGCTGCTTCCCACGGTGCCCATTGCAGCCAGAATGTCCTTGATGGCCTGCTCAAGAGCTGGACCGGTGATCTGGTCGTTGGCTATAGCAGCATTGAAGTCGTGCAACGCCACCTCTGTTACGGCGCAACCTTTCTTGACTTCGGTTCTCTTATCCATAGGCAACATAACCCAAGCTTGAGTTAATGTGGCTGCGGTTGCATCTTCCATAATTCCCATTTTCGTAATCTCCTGCCGTATTCGGCATTTATTATTATCATAATCATAATCACGATTGTAAATTTGGTAAAGGGCACTAAGGCCCTTTAGGTGTCTCAAATGTTGCGGGTGTTGGAGGCGGCAATTCACAGACCGCTTGTAATCGCTTTAATCCCACGACGATCAGAGCGCAGACCATCAGGATCGTGGCGGGGCTAACAGATAGCCCAAACTGAGCGAAAAAGGCAACCACGATGTTCGCCGCACTTGGATCTATTGCACCCCCAAGCCCCAAAATCATCATGACGAACGCAGAGATATAATGCTTGTAGCCCTCCAAAAAGCCAAACAGGGCCATATTCAGGCCCCTTTGGATTTCTTAGCCTCGGCTACCTTAGCATCCAGCCTGGCATTTATCGCGTTATCCTGTCGCTTATCACAGGCCGCCTCAAGCTCATCGGCTAGGCAGGCATTGGCCTCCAGATCCTCGATTGTCTTGGCTGCTTCCATCGCTGCCTTAGCAGCCACCAGAGCTTCGGAGACCGACAGGAGTCTTACAATGAGACTGATGCTGTAGCGGATCATGCCGCCAATCTTTACACCCATCTGGACCAGCCACATATTAGGTATGAGGTTCTTGTCATGGCCATACATCTTGACCAAAACGAGATTTGTTATCTCGCCGGTCTTCTGGTCCTTCAGGCCAAATGTCAGGCCGTCGCCATTATTAAATTTTCCTTCAATGTTGGTCTTGGGGTAAAGCTGCATCTTCGAAATCTTCCCGAGACTCTTGTCATTCAGGATGAGGTCGTATTTCACATTAGAGTAGCCAAAAGGCGCGATGGAGATCTGGCCTGCTGCCTGAAGGTTTATGTCAGCCTTCGCGACGGGTTGCAAGGTCACGGCTAAAGTCGTGACCTGCTTATCTAGGACATCGAAAGCGATATCCTGCGAGACATAACCATCTTTCTGGATGGTTGCCTTGTAACTGCCTGCTACTAGGGCAATATCGCCGTCTGTGGCGCCCACTTTAGCCCCATTAACCAGGACATCAGCATTTAGGCCACCTGCATTGATGTGAACGCCTGTCTGAGCTACTGGCGGAACGGGCGGTATTGCCGTAACGGTGTAGACATAACCTGCATAATCCCGGAAGATGCCGCAGACTCCATAGGCTACCCAGGCATAACCGTCGAATCCCCAGGAAGTACCCCAAGAGTTCTTAACCAGCCAAGCACCCCGGACGTCATCATATCCTACGGCGCTCTGACAGTGGCCGCCCGCATAATCACCGTACTCAGGGGAGTAAACAGCTTCGGAATCAACATCAAAATAATCATCGTCGACATCCATAGCAAACTGAACTGCTTGCCCTGCCGCGATTGCTGCTTTTGCGGCTGCATCGGAAGTGATACGAGTAGCCGAGAGAATCTTAATCCTAGTATTGTTTGCACATGGTAAGGCATCGCCACCATAGGGCCAACAATCTTCTGTGCACACTCCGGTAGACTGAAGCCTTGCGTTTGCTTTCTCAAGCGTGGCTCCATTCGCGCAGGTGCCTATCGTGGCGAACAGGTCCGCCTCGGAGAGGTCGAGAACTTCTGTTTTGTTCTGGTCAGCGAACTTCTTTGTAGTCTCAAAGGTAGCGCACGAGCCAAACGCCACACATGAACCACAATCTCCCTGGTCCTTTATGGGGGTGGCATAATCTTTCAGAGTGAATGCTACCGGTGTAGCTCCGAACCTATGCCCTTTGATGTTCTTATCTGCGAGATCTTCTTTTGTGGTTCTTTTCAGATCATCAGTGATGATGAGTCCCAATCTACGGACTTTTCCGCTTCCTTTCTTTGGTTCTCCCAACATAATATTACCTCATTTATTTCACTTCTTTCTTGAACCATCTGGCTTTACAATAGTGTGGGCCAATTGCTTGTGATTAGCCCTCTCTGCGGCGGCCTGGCTTTTAAAGGTCTTGTCAGAACCGCCAGATTTACAGGTAGTTTTATCAGCCATTTTTTAGCCTCGAAAATTCTTTATGACTATGATATCAAATGGACTTTATCTAAGTATCGCCGCCAAATATCTGGAACTCTACGATGAACATGTAAGTGTTCATCTTATCATCCAACCCTAAAGATATCGGGCAATCCTGAGAGGCCCACACGCCCTGCCCTATTAGGTCTATTGCATTTAAAAAGTGGTCTCTGATGGCATCCGCTTTTGATGCGGCGACCGACATGGTTTGATTTAGCACGTAAATTTGAAGCTTTGGCCTGGCGGTAGATGATCCACCTGAAGCTATGATAGGCCCCTGCCCTGGTATGAGCCGAACGGCAATCTGATTCTTTTGGCTAGGATGGTACTGAAATTTGTAGAGGTCCGTGCCCAATGTGCCGTAACCTTCGTCCTCCAGCTCTTCTAGTACATCATCGATCAAAGATAAGATCGTCATTAGCCGAACGCCTCCTCAAAAGCGTCGGCCTCACATTGGGCTAATTGATCAGCGGTCTCCTCCGCCGCACGTTCGGACCAATGCGATTCACCGCCATGTGGGTGATTCAGGGTGTCATCAAAGTATTGCTTGCAAACATAAGCAAGTGGTCCATAAGTGAGACAGACATCATCACCCTCATCTTCTATATGGCCCGTTCCTACCATAGTCCCGGTCAGGACTGGGCATTTGGCGTCCGCTGCTGGTTGAAGTACCTCTTCGGCATAGGCTAACCGGGCTTGTTTATCTGCTTCTCGGGCCATCGCCATGATGCCAGCAACATCTATTTCGACTTCGGCCATTATGGAGCCTCGCAGATGTAGATGATATAAAGAGAATTGAATCTGTAGAGTCTACCATCTTCGGCTATCATTTCAAGGCAGCAATCTTCAATCTTGTTTATCGTGCCAGCTAAGCCGGATGAGCCGATAGATTTCAGGTAAATGCGATCTCCTGGTTCATATGCTTTTAGGATGGCCTGGCATTTGTTCATGGGACTATCTCCGCTTTACACGGATTATTTGGAGAGAAGTCGATTGCTGTTATCTTTTTTAATCTAATTAAACTCATGCCCTCGTTCCCCGTTTCACCCTCGATCACCAAATACTGATCATCGTAAGCAAAGAGATATCCCCTCCATTGGTCGTGGGTTCCGATTGTAACCGTGATCGGTAATCCCAACAAGGATTTTAAAAATTCTGTAGATATGCTCATGTGTAGATCGTTACTCCATAATCCCCATCCGACCCAACTCGCAGGATCTTTGGCGATTGACCGTTGAAGGTGATCTTATCCCTCGCCGATACCACGACATCACCATTTAGCTGAATCTGGGCGGTAGTTACTGCTTTCTCGCCCTCGGCTGTATTAATATTGAATACTTCGTATTGAATATCACAGGAGTAAAGTTTGCCTTCAGAAAAGATGTCATCCGCCCCATCATTATTGATAAAAGATTGAATCAGAACTTCGTCCTGCATGATCTCGCCGTCTCTAATCTCCTGAGCAAAGTCTGTCTCGAAATCATCTTGTCTTAAGGCCATTTAATGACCCTCCAATGGTATTGGCATTATTGCCGAGCTAAAGAAAGCCTGCCAGTTATCTCCTATGTGGGTTTCCAAAAGAATCTCAAAGTGGTTATCCATAAGACAATCATGAACCCAACACATACTTTCATAGGTCTCCTCGACATCTTTTTGAAGATCTAAGTTCCCCATCGAGACCTTATCGAACCAATCGGGCTGAGCATGAAACATCATGATTTGGGTTATAGCTGTATAGCCAACCGCGCCAGATCTCGCCACTCCTAGCGCGGTCAAGGCCATGATAGCTCGGTCTCCTGACCATGTTGTAGCCCCGCTGGGTAAGTCTCGGTATCCTGCACAGTTCCAATCTCTGCGGTCGTTGTATCAAAGGTGGGTTCAGCTTCTTTAGCCTCTAATTTCGCGGCTAGATCAATGAAGTGAGCATATAGGTCTGAATTGCTCTTCGAATTCTTGCCCCGGGTGTAGTTGACCTTTAGGGCGAACCTGGCAGCGAGCTTGCGACAACAAGCGGCGGCGGCCAACATGATAGGTTTATTGTTTGATAACTCTTGTAAAATCGATTCATCCGAGAGGAGCTGATAATCTTCGTCGATATCCTGCAACAAGTCACGGACCTTATCAAGGTCGGATGTTAGCTCTTCATCGAACGAGAATGACATATATTACCTCTATGGCACCGCTATTCTAGCCCACCAGCCCACGATTCCATCGGTTGATACCTGACACATTTGGGCTATGTCGCCTGGAACAGCTCCGACGCTTGCTAGATCAGTCGTATAGTAGTTCGATTGGGTCAATTTCAGGATTCCGTTGATCATCCATCGCATCGTATAGGGCCCGGCTGGAGGAGTACACCAGATATTAACACCATTGCAGCCTATACCACTCGGTTTATCAAGTCTTTGGATGGCGATCGGGTTGTTAGATCCAGACAATTCAACCCCCGGAAGTTTGCCAGCGCCTAATAGGTCAGCTACTACCTGGTTTACTTGGGGCCAGGTAATCCCAGGCAAGTCGCACCAATCGGCAATAAGGATTCGTATCTCGTCATCCGAGTAATTCCTTGCCGCATATCGTTGGATCTTTTCGGTTATTCCCATATCTTCTAAATAAGGACAAAGGTCGTCTCTGGCAATACGAATATCGGACATGATCTATTTCCTCCGCTATTGCATTTTTCTCATGGTCAGCTCGAAGGTGTAGCTCTGATCTGCCACTTGGTCACCGTCTGGCGTTATCACGAATTTTCCCCTGAAGTAGGGCCCACAAGGTCCAGCTCTTACACCTGCTGCCATAGCACAATCTTGCACAGGCCCCATAGCCACGGTAGGAGATACAAGAGCATTGGCGAAGGCATAGAACTTCTTGACGCCCCCATTGCCCAATACCTGAGTAAACCTTACCAGATCGGTAAAGACCGTTCCGTCTTGCGAATCTTGCACGTAAACATCAAGCAAATCGCCAGAATCAGCGGCTGCGGCGGTCACGTTGAGCATGAACATGAGGGCTTTGAAAGCCCCTTGTATGGTAGCGGTGGCTCCTATATCCGAGGCCGTCCTTGCTTGCGAAGCTAAAAGGGTTACGAGGCTAGACATGATCCAACCTCACCCGCTAATGAATCCGGCCCCGCCGACTGGGAAGTACTGGCCCACTATCAGGTAATCTGTCCCATCGCTGACTAGAGTTATCCCTCCGGCAGCATCAGTATTTTTTAGGCCCGTTACGGCTGCAATTCCCGAAGCTCCACCCAACTTGCCCGCCGTAGTCTTGATCCTGGCAAAGAATGCGCCTGGATCGGTCTTGATGGCCACATAATATAGGCGGCCTGAGACGGTTGCTGCATCAGGCAACGTCAAGGTGACATCAGCGCCGGAAGCGTCTATTTCGTACGTAGTCTTTGTCGAAGAGGCGGTAATTGTAGTATCTGCATTGATCACGGCATTGACCGAATACGCAACGGTTCCAGTATGGGAAACAGCCCCCGGTCCTAATGTGACCGCTCCGGTTGTCGTCTTGAAAATGCCAGAACCGCCGCTAAGATCAATTATACTTGTGCCAGAGGTTATACTAATCCCTTGGTTTGCAGGCAAGATGAATCCAGCATTGAACAACGGTCCAACAGTGAACGACTCTACCCCAGTTTGTGTTTGGGTACCATTATTCACAATTGAAGCAAAAGTTCCCGCTCCGGTCGTCCTGACGGTGGCCGATTTAACCGCATTCAGGTATTCGATACCGGTGGTTCCGTGAAGATCACCGGTTGAATTGGATAGATCGAAAGCTCCCGTTCCCACCGCCATCGTGAATGGCAGATTCGCGCCCATCATGGCCCAATGATTTATTGTTCCTGTGTTGGTGGTAGCTCCGCCTGTTACGGTGCCGGTAAATGTGGCCGAGCCTGTAATAGATGTAGCCCAGTTTATCAGGTTCGGATTCATGAGGTTGGTCGTAGCCATCGCTGGCATCATTCCAATTATCATGATAATAATAAGAGATACTAGAGCCAGCTTAGGCTTGCACCCCCCATTACCACCCTTACCGCCTTTCGGTTTAGGTGTACTTTTCTTTGCCATCTTCAACACCTCAATATAGGTAGTTTGCCGTGATTCCACCGGCTGAATAGCTTTCGGAAGGCGTTATGACCTGGCCGGAAAGCGAATAGCCTCCCTGGGTAGCCCCGTTCAATAGCCGCGCCGGGCCTCCAAAGACCTCAACGCTATCAGCCACCGGGATGTGAGCTAAGGTAAAGGTGACGGAAGATCCCGCCACCACCTCCCCTGTTATCTGCCGCATCCCTCTTCTGTTGCCTATTACCATGTGGCCCACCTACGTTGTGTCGATCTCAACGACACCCTCATTGTCACGGATAGCCATTCCCACCCATTCGTAGATCTCGACCGAGTAGTTACCTATGGGCTTGAGGCCGTACCTGTCATCGATGAAGATGGCTTTGGTCTCGACCATCTTGGCGAACTCGGGGTTCTTGCTGGTCATCAGATAGACATATGATGTCGATATCTGGTCGTTGACCATACAGAAGTTGTTCTTAGCTGCACCTTTCGGCCTACCGAGAAGTTGGGCCACGGAATCAGCCACGCTATCCCCTATGGTGCTGTTGGGGTCCTGCTGATCCAGGGCATCAAGGGTCTCGGAATTTCCCACCAGCCAAAGCCTGTCCTGGGCGTTTCTGAACTTCGATCTGAGTTTTCCCCGAGCGTTCAGGATATCCTGGCGGATGTCTCGGCCTGGGTCAGTGAGCCATGCGCCGTTATTGGCGGTATCGACACCGTTAGACGCCGCGGCGGTTATCTTGCCGTTTGCGTTGGCTCTCGCGGCGGTCTCGAAGCCATCTATCCCGATCTTTGCCACACCCTTGTAGAATGTGTAGTCTTCCCCTCGGAAGATCTTAGCGGTTATGCCCTGGATGAGATCAGACTGCATAGCCGGGTACTTGTTCACGTCATTCTCGTTCAGGTCGAACCCGTCACCGTAGGAGAACACCCGTGCCCTGATCTCGTCAGCTCCAATGGAGGTATGCAATCCGGGTGTGTTCTTAGGTCCGGGTACTACGGTATTTGTCGAGAGGTCAATACGTCCAACGGGGAACTCCTCGACTCCGGCGTCCATTGGGGTGGTATCTAATAACCTCCGGGCCATCTGGTTATCTATGTTGGCATCGAGCCAAAGCGTGATAAACTCGTAGTAGGCCGCCTTGGTCTCGGGTGTGAGAATCCCTTGGAAATTTAGAGTATCTGCGGGCATTTTAGATCACCTGCCTCATGAGGCATTGGTATATCTTACTGTACTTGTCATTGCTGACATCTCCTAGAGCCACGGTTGACGGAAACAGCAACGTTATGAGGGTCGCCGTGAGGTCATATACGGCATTGACCTGGACATTGCCGTTATCATCCTCCAGAAGGATGAGGTCTCCCTTTGTCAAACCCATCGTGGCGGTTTCGCCTGATGTGGTCGTGATCGTCTCGTCACCTATCGCCACGGTCGAAGCTGGGTGCTTAGCCCCTTTCATGGTCACACTTTCAAGAGCCATAGCAAGCGAAGCATCAGTATAGGTCTTGCCTGCCTGAGATCCTGCTTCCTCAAGGATACCATGCGCTCCTGCGCCTGCGCCAGATCCCAAATCAGCGGGTTCCAGGTAATCGCCAAAGTCTATGTTGGCATCGGATGTATTGTTTGGCGTTACCAGGCCGATTGCCTCGCCTCTCCAAACCGGAACCGGGTCCTTGTAGCCCCAGAAACCATCATAGGCTCCTTTGGGAAAAAGGTCTACTCTTCTACCTGCCCAGCCAAACATATAGGCGGCTGCGGTAGGCATGGCTTGAACGGTTTCGGCTAGTTTGGTGAAGGTTACGCCCACCAGAGCGGCGCCGAAGGCCACTTTCTGACCACTTGGGATGGCAAAGTTTCCTGGTATCGGGATACTGTTTGCCGTCCTTACTTCTCTATTAACTCCCATGTTTTCCACTCCTTTTAGGCCTTAGCCTTCTGTCCCGCCGTGCGCAGTCGATCTACCATCTTCTGCCTGGCGTCGCCGTCCGGCGTTCCGACTGCGGGCGTGTTGATCTGGCCCACCAGAGCAGAGTTCATCTGCTTTGTGATCTGCCTTATCTCGGGATGCTCATCGAGATACAGGCTCTCTCCCACTGTCTTGGCCTGGGTCCAATGCTCATCTATCTTAGCTGCATTGGCGGCGTTAAGTTGCTTCTTGAAGGCTCCTTTGCGCCTGTCATCCAGGACTTTAGCCTCGGCTTCCTGCCGCTTGGTGTCCGACTCATTCAATACCTTGGCGGTTCCCTCGACCTTACCAAGGCGCTCATCCACTTTTGCCACGGTATCGAGAACTGGCTTAAGGATTGCCCCTATAGCTTCCTCGACAACCTTCTTTATATCCGGCTGTGCCGGAACTTGCTCACCTGCCATGTTATCACTTCCATTCAACAAAATGCCACACCTGGGCGGCTCGCAGGCCGCGCCGTTAAGAGCTTCTGCATAATTATATGGAACATAATTATCCTCTATGCGTTTATATTCCTTTCCTTCATAAACTCCGGGCGTATAGTCCATGTCGGCCCTATATTCCAAGCTACCGGGAATTGGTTCGTTGTTCAGGAACTTAGTTAATTTTTCTGGGGTGAGCGTTTCGGTGAAATACTGGCTGATGCCTCTAACATCTTTCTTCGCTTCTCTCGCGTGAACATCCCAAAGCTTGCCCACTCTCGGAGTCCAGGGCATGACTTCGGCATCGCCTCCCGGAACTGCTACATGTTCGGGCGTTATGGGTATGCCGTTAAGCCAATGTGCCGTATTCTTGAAGTTTTTGAAGAGCTTCAAGGTGGGTATGCCATCAGTCCCGGTAAAGACTCCTTCAGCTAGTGGAATAGTTTCTAGCTCTACTTTGTCTATGTTGTGCTCCTTCAAGAACTGTAAAGCTTCCTCGCCTGTTTTAATGTCGGCAGGGAATTGCGGGTAGACGATCTTGCCCGTTGCGCTTGCACTGGCGTTTGATGTTCTGGCGTTCAAGTGTTTATCCACGAAGTCGGCCATATCTTTGCCCATCTCGGCCTTTCCGAACTCGCGCCTGAAGATCCTGACCATCCGGGCTTGAATAGCTCTGTTGACCATGCCTGTGTGAGCGCCTGATGCAGCTCCGAAAGCTGCCTGTAGACCCTCTTTGATATAGGTAGGCTTATCGCCTGCCATGTCGCCGAGCGGATAAGAATAATCGTCCTTGTTCTGACCATCGCCTAGTGCTACATGCCCAAACCAAGGGGCAGCACCTTTCTTGCTTATCTTAGCGTCTGCATTGGTGAAGTGCGCTAGAACACGATTCTTTGCCTGGTCGCCATTCCAAGAGGCATTTAATACTTTCACGGTGCTCGCTTGGTTGTGTTGCTTGGGATTGCCAAAGGCATCTTCGCATTGACATCCTACGTGGGCATTAGCCACGTTTTCTCCATTCGAATAATCTTCATCTATTCCCACACTCTCACCGTCCATCGCTTCACACTCCGGGCAAACATTATCGCCGCCAGCTATCCAGGTCTTAGTTTCCATACCGCCCGATAGAGCATCAACTTTATTTGCCTCAAGTCCTGCTAAGTGGGTCTCGTTATCATAAATCACCGAAAGACGCTCTTCGCTGAAATTTGGGTCTTTGATAGCGGCAATAAAATCTTTTTTTGACCCCCAGTTATCGATTAATGCCGGTCGAATTGTTTTAACTTCGCTACTCGTCATACCCTTTAAGCCATTAGCCTTGAATACGTTTAGAGCGCCTTCGGGAAGTTTCACTTTTTCCCTTTGGTTTTGTTCGCTTTCGCCTCGCATTTTACCATAGCAGTAAACTTTGCTCTTGCCGCGACTTGTTTAGCCGATGGTTGTTTTGCCATGTATCCTCACACCTCTCTATCTTCTTTTATTATTATTGCCATTATAATCATAATCACGGTAATGGAGGCCCCCGGTTCAAAAATCCTGACCCTCTCAGGACAACATAAGCAATAGCTAACAGCACTATCACGAATAATAGCGTTAAGAAATCCATTTAAGCCACCACACCCGGCGCAGTTTTCGCGTGCAGCAATCGGTATTCATCATATAGATCTTCCAGCGTTTCGCCCGTATAGCCCGGTGGCACATTCGCTCTATGGGGCAGTTCGTCCAACCCCTGCGCCTTACGAGCCTGATTTATTGTCATGATGCCTTGGAGCTGATTTGCCCTGATGCTGCTTTGTTCGGCCTGTACGTCTTCGGGCACTATCGAGGCCCATTTAGCGGTCACCTCCCAATCGGTAAAGCCGTTCAGGTCTGCCAGAATCGTAGTATAGAACTTCTCAAGGCCACCAACGCACAGTTTACGCTTGCTGTTCGTGAGAAGCACGAACAGCTCTAGGACAGCACCGCCCGAACTGGAAAGTTTGGCACCTCCAAGGGTATCGAGCATCTTCGAGGGCATTATAGATTGTAATATACACCGCTCAATATACTGCTCCACCTCTTGTGGTTTGTTCATCATGTTGACAGGCGGATACGAAAGGTTGCTGCCAGGCGGGAGGTTCTGCCGGTTGCCTGCGCTCTGGAGGGCTACCAATTGGTCCAGATAGTCCCAAATCATGGGGGGCAAACCGTTCTTTAGAGCTGGCTTACCCTTGCCTGATGCATGTTCTGCCCACCAATTCATAGCTTCTACTGATGTCGTTATGACGGCGTTGGGTTCTCCTAGTCTATGTTGGCTCAAACCCAGCGAGCGTCTGCATATGTTCCAGAAGTAGATAGTAGGCAGGATGGCGCCTAATATGGATTCGTTACCAGGAAGTTCATAAGTGCATTGTAATATCTGCTCGGCGGGAATCTCGACAGGTTCGCCGCTCTTGGTCTGTTTCTGGAAATATCTTTGAACCTTAGCGGTCTTGTCGAAGACTAGGCCCCTCAAAAGGGGATCTCTAAAATAAAGATCCTGGTCTGTCATGCTTGAGGGGTTCTGCGCGAAACTCTCAGCTGCAAGATGAATGAAAGCGCCGGGCACATTCCGGCCCTGGTCATTTATGATATTATAATTGAAAAGCGAGTGCCTGAAACCTATGGTATCGTAAAGAACCCATCGAGCCTTATCTAGCGGGTCCACGACTTTATTTATAGCTCTTATTATTGCTTCTGCCTCTTGGACCTGCTGGTCGCTCGGTTTTTCGCCCTTTGGAGCATGGGCTATCATTTCGACGTCTGGTAATGCGGCTTCAGCAAACGGCACCAGAGTTTGAAGCACAGGGGGCACAGAAAAGGCCGCGACTATCGAGCTGGCATTCGTGGCTTTGGCATTGTAGGAAAATTGAGGGACGGAATTGAAAGGCTGAGAAGCCACGACAGGATAAGGTGATCCAACTACGTCATAATTGGCTTTGGGCAGCGCGGGCGCGGCAGCGTTCATCTGTCTGGGTGGTGGTCTCCTACTTCTCTTCGACATTCGGCCTCAAAAGTATCTTTAGGGGTAATTGATACCTCCTGGTTTATTTATTTATCTATATAACTTATAAAAAAGGTTAGATAAGTCGAACGGGAATTGTGAAAAAGTATCCTGACGGGCCATAGTCACCTTTTACCGTATCAAATAGACTTTGAGCGTACTTGGTCCTAATAGTGCTTATCGATATCTGCTGAACAGGACAGTTCGTAAGAATAGCCTTCAGGAAGCGTTGCCTTCACCGCTCGCTTTCTGAGGGCCTTGGGAAATTTCTTGTGTGTCTTTGGTCTAATTGTTATCACCAACTTGATTAATATTGCCCATATTGCCCACCCACCACCGGAGCACTGCCTACGATTTCATAAACAGGCTGTTCATCAGGATGTGCGAAGGTCAACATAACTGCATCGCCTCTATCGGGGCTTCGTTTGAGCCTTTTTTTTGTATCTTCTTTGGGCTCGATCTGTATTTGCCCTCTTGGATTATATTTGAACGTCGGTGCTGCCAGATCCGCCAAAAGTTCATCATCGGGTGGTAATAGCAGCGGTTCTGGGTTCTTAGGATCTAGCGCTTCACGAAGGGTCCACCATAGTTCTGCCCTAAGATTTGCGTAAAGCCGGTTGCCTTTCTCATCTACGATGCCCGAAGGCTCAGCCACATTTACACCATGAACGGGCAAGTCATTTGACTTTAAGATATCAACCACACCCGCCCCTAAACCTATCGAGTCTACATTTATGAGGTCTGGTTTGTGGATTCTCGCGAGTTCCTGAATTCTGCCCGCCACTTCGACGTTATCTAGCTTCTCCATTGTGATAAGTTCAAGGATTCGATTATTATCGCGAATCGCTACTACACTTAAATCGTCTCCGAAGCGAGCAATATCTGCCCCCATTACTAAAGCCATAGAATCACTTTAAACCTTTTTGAGTATAATAAGCTGTTAATTAGCTCAATCCAGTAACCTTTGTTATAATTAGTTTTAGTATGGCACGAACCACATAGCGGAACTAATGCCCACTTCTTCCCATTGCAGCCCTGCTCACGGTCATAATCAACATGGTGAACATGTAACTTTCTCTTGAGTTCTGATTCGGGCCTCTCACATATCAAGCATCCCCTATTAAATTCATCTCTAATTGAGTCCTTGAGCGTCCTATTGAATTTTGGGCAGTAAGGGGTGAAAGATGTCCCACCATTCCAATTAGGGTTTTCTTCTCCAACCATTTTACCTTTTTTTGATGCAATCATTTTGTCCCTCGTCTCTGGGTTCTTCATGGGGTTGTTTTCGAGATTTCTCTTCCTCAAGACGATGTTCTGTTTTCCATGACCTTTATTTGCCTTTCCAAACTGATTCCCGACCAGTTGCTTTGCATATTTGGCTATAGAAGGAGAATCCTCTTTGGTCAACCCTTTATTCCAAGCTATCACACCTTTATGATTTCGGCTCATTCTTTCTCGGACTTCTTGAGAATTGGTATGTCCATAATTGGGATTTCCTGAACCTATCCAACTCAGATTTCGGCATTTTGCAGAACAGTAAACCCTTTCACTTTTGTTTCTACGCATCTCAGATTCATATCGCTCGAATTCTGTACCACATTGAAAGCAAATAAATTTAGCTTTCATTTTTTCGTTCTCCGTTCCTTGTTCCAATAGCGTGACTTGCATTTTGGATTTGGGCATATATCGGGCAACTTATCGCTGCGGGGGTGCCACTTATGACCACAGCGTTTACACTCTAAAGTTGGTAGATCCATACTTATAAGTAACTACTCAATGGTATTTAATGGTTGTGTTTCTTGCCACAAATTCATAGATTTTTCTATCCAAGAGAGTGGGACGACTTGGTTCTCTCCTTTCTCCGCAAAGTCGCCAACAACACGTGCCGCATATGCCGGATGTCCTGGGCCCCATCGAACATATTTGTCATATGCCCAGGCAGGAGTGATAAGATAAGGTGCCGGAAGTGGCCCTGTTATCTTTTCTTCCCACGTACCCTTTTTGAAATCTTCCTCGGTGATACCAAAGGTCGTAAAGTTGGGAGTGTCAAAGGCTGAGGTATGACCTACATACCATCCAGACTCTCTAAAGGCTCGATAGAATGTGCCGCCTATGTTTGTTGGGTTGCCTATTAAGATTAGCCTGCAATGCTCTGAGGTTAAGACGCCCTCGATAGCCTCAAATATATCCTCACCAACTCCCGCCGCCTCATCCACAACTACTAAAAGATGTTCGGCGTGATATCCTTGGAATCGGTCGGGCATATTTGTTGATAAACCGATAGCAGCCCACTCAACACCGTCTAAGGAAAGTTGGCAAGATTTGGGCGCAATCTGCCCACCGAGATCAATATTAGAATTATTATATGCAGACCGTATTTCTTTCCAAATCAGGTCTTCTACCTGACGCCATGTCGGAGCTGTTGTAAGTACAATTGAGTAAGGAAAACTATACAAAAAGGTGAGTACAAGCCTAGCACAAATATACGTTTTGCCAATACCGTGTGAAGATCTCCACGCCGTTCTAGGATTATCTTTAACCGCAAGTATGATTTCTTCCTGATCTTTCCACAGAGGAGAGCCTAGCAGATCGCGTATGACTCCTAGCGGGTCCTGCTGCATGGCTTCGATGGCCTGTTGCTCTTCGCGGTCCTGCTTGGATTGGCGCTTTTTGGGCATGGTATTTTACACTTAGCAAATCTATTCTTATAGTCTATATGATTATATCGAGCATTTTATGTGATGCTTCTGACTCAAATTAGAAAAAGATTTCTTTTTGTTGAGTTCTTCTTCTGCTCGCCGTTCTTCAATCAGCGCCTCAAGTAGCAGGCTGTAGTTTATGACATCTGTAATCTTCTCGCTCAGTAGCTTAGGCTCCGGCACTTTGCTATGATGCTCAATTGCATTGATTATATCTACCACAGAAACGATATGCTTGGCCCACATGCCCAACAAAGCAGTCTCGGGCTCGATGTCCTGCAATGCAGCAGCCACCTTGAAGTTGTGCAGGCGGTCGCTTGTGGCGTATTCAGCGGCCTTGATCTGCAATGTTCTACCGCAGAATCCTAGCCTGGCATCAACCAGCTTATCAAAGTCTTCAGCTTTCATTTTGATCCCTCCAGCGTCGCATATCTCCATAGGACGATATCAACCACAGGAACGCTATCGCCCGTCAGTTCCGAAATATGGCTACAGAAGGCTTGCACATCCTCGTATCCCTCGCCCTCGGCGATCCTCACGAGATGGCGGTCTGGTTTAGCCACAGGTAGGCCGATATTCTTGGCGAGATGGTAGCAGGTTATGGGGCCGATGAAAGAGAACTCCCGCAAGACACCGAGCGGATCTTTTGAGCCTTGGAGCCTTTTTTTGATATGAAACCAGCCATTGCCCTTGACCTTCCAGGCACCGGCTATTATGGCCCCAATCTTGCGTTTATTGTTGAAAGCCTTAAGAGCTTCAGCTTTACATTCTGTCTCATGCTCTGTTATGGCCTCGGCAGATCCGAAATCTAAGAACGCTGCTGTAATCCGTGGGAATACTTGCCTTATGATCTTCTCTTTCATGCCGGATGCTAGGATAACCCAGGCAAGCTCTCTTAAGAAATCCTGCTCGGTCACTTTATCAAGCCTAATATTCTCCTGCCATTCGATCTCTTTTGCGTATCCGGCCTTTATTACTCGGCATTTCGCAAAGCGATACATAAAAGCTAGAGTTTCGTCGCTCATTGTTTCACCATCGCCTCGGCCCTCTGTGCCCTCTCTTTCCATGTCATGATCTCAGCATAGTTGCATAGGATCAGCTCTAACAGATCATCCCAGGCTAACGTGACCAACGCGGCCTCTCGGCTCTTCCTGTGAACCACCACAGCATATTGAGTGCCCGGGCAATTGTACGAAGCCTGCTGCATGGCCCCGGAAAGCTGCAATCTCTCTGTCCTCTTGCACTCTATCGCCAACGGCAAGACCCCACTTGCTGCTTTGCTTAGTAGAATATCAACCCCCAGGTCGCCCATTGCTCGGCAAGTCACATCCTGCGCTGAGAGCTGCGGGAAAGATTTCAAGATACTGTCGCGGATCTCGTTTTCGAAAGCACGACCTTTATCCTTAACGCCACGCCCCGTGGTTCGTTTTAGAGTCTTCTTCCTAACATACGCCGAACAAGAGTCGTTTGGGTTATCCATCGAATTATACAAGCACCCCGGAAACGCGCTACAGGATCGGCAATGATTGAGTTTCATTTGTGCCTATTGTCCACAGCATTATTCCCCTTCTTTTCTTTCTCTTCGTCTTTCCGGTCCTGTTTAGCTTTGGCGATCTTCTGGTAGAGTGATGCTCTCATTTTAGCCCCATCTCTTTTAATACGGCCTCGTAGTCGTAAAGTTCATGGCTGCAATCGATGGCTCGCATGACGCCGAGCCTGGCCCTAACCTCTGCCGTCTGCTTCTCAGTTTCGATCATGCTTCTTGGCCTAATGGTATCGACTCCAGTTCTTCTCGATGCCTTTCATAGTCGCCCCTCAGATTATTCGCTATAAAGCTCGCATATGCCAGTACCACAGCCGGAGAAGATGGCTCCTTTTCTCCTGTTATCCAAAGAATCGATTTACCATTTCCGATTTCTGTATGTGCAAATTTGTTCCTGAACTGCGGCCCCATGTTCTTTACTAAGAAATTTCCGCTATCTAGCGGTAATATGATTTGCCCAATTTCTAAACTTTTTATCATATCCTACAGCTCCAAATCCTCAATCTCTCTTATCTCCGTGGCTCGATTTATCGCTATCGAGAACCGCCTTTGATACTCGTTGGTGACTACGCTCTTGAGCAGATAGCTCTTACCCTCTTTGAGCGGCAAGCCTTTCTTAGTTGGACTACCCAGAGGCTCAACGCTGCCCTTTCGCCATACCACAAATTCCAGATCGTCGGTCTGGTCTTCCACAGTGCCCTTCTTTCACCTTCACTTTTTCAGCTTTGCCCAAAACCACGAAGTAGATCCTCTTATTCTTCCCTGCTACTATCAAACGATGAAAATGATGAGATACTGACTTTGGATAAGCGGGCGTGATGTAGCCTTGATTCTTCAGCTCATCTAAGATAGCTAGGTCCATATGCTCCGACCGGGCCACCTTGCCTATAACTTTGCCCTGGAAGCTCGGGCCGTTGGTCCATTTGACCTGATCGCCTATGTTGAATAGATTCAAACTCCTTAAGTCAGTTCTCATACAAACCCATGAAACCAGTTTTGCTTATAATCGCATCCAGCAACCGGACAAATCCAACCTTTCTCTGTAGCTATCAAAGAATGATCTGAGTGAAATTCACAAGTATAAGGATGTCTATCTGTTCTTTTTTGTTCTTTGTTTAATCGATCTATGGTATCCTTGTCCCAAGGAGTTTTAATCATAACTTTACCTCCGTCTTGAACTTCTCTCGTGCTCTCAAGAGCCGCAGCCTCCGGGCCTCGACCTGTTCAGGGTCCGACAACTTGCCCTTTGTCAGATCTACGCTACAAACGCCGTCCTTACACTCGCTCATATTCAATCCTCGGATTCAAGACAGAGCCTCAAAGCTCGAACATAAGCCCTATGTTTTAGCCAGCGAGTCAGGTCTTTGTACTGCCCTGTCGCTTGGTATCTTTCCCAGAAGCAGCCCGTTCTTTTTTCGTGAATAATCATTCCGGCGCTCCCTCCATCTCTTTCCTTAGATTCTCTATGCGCTTCTGGTGGGCGGCTATATCCTCAGCATTTCGCCTCGGGCCTCGCTTCTTTGCTCTTGTAAGCCTTTGCTGTTCTAGGTAGATTTCGTTACCTATGTCGGTCTTGGTGCGCGGCATATCATACCTTCTTCACAGCCCATCGAGTCACGGTTTCCTCAGCTACGCGCTCAAATTTGGTTCCATGTACGATAAGTCGCGGCTCATATCCGATCTCATTTATGCACTTCACCAATTCGGCCTCTGTCAAGAACTCTTTAATTTCCCAGATCCAATCACGTTCATAGAATACTGCATAATACTTCTCTGGTTCTGCCATATTATTTACCTCCAAACAAAATCTCAGCCATCTTGCACGACTCGGTTTCTGAAAGCCTCACAAGCACTTGGGCCGCCTGGCCTTTGCGTTTCTTGTAATAATCCCTGTTGTGTTTCCTGATACGCTCTTTATTATTATCATAATACTTTCTTCTGCCTTCAGTATAGCCGATCCTTCTATTCTGGTTTAGCCTTGATAGACTTCCTTGCCCCATGCTCTTTCTCCCTTTCTTTTGTTTCTTTCTGCTTCTTCGCCACCCCCAATACGAAATCGCGCAGTGTAGCCACGACCACCGGATTATCTTGGTTGCCCTCGTGAGTGAGAGTATCTTTATTTCCCCATCGATCCCTGTACCTTCTTGAGAGCTTCGATTCTGCCGCTCTCCAATCAGGCTCTAAAATATATTTGTCGTATTCTTTTTCTGATGTTATATTTCCCTCTTTATCATATTTCTTTTCGACTACATGGGTTTTGATGCCGGTAGCGCCAATATCTATAGCATGAGCGGCCCTTATCTCGGATTCGACTAAAGCATCTTCCACGGCATTGAAGAAATTTGCGTAATCTAATTCGCCTTCGGTTAATTCTTGGCCTTTGGCTTGAGCTTTTGTCAGCCGCTCACCTTGTTTCATGTACTTGCTGAAGGTATCAAAGGTGATATGACCATATTTGGCGGCTATTTCCTTTGGCTCGCCTAATATGAGGGCGTGGACTATGCGAGATTGGACCTCCGCGGTGAGTTTGTAGGGGCCTATCGTGCCTTTTGGCCTGCCTGCGCCCTTCTTGTTTGTTCGCTTGGGGAGATGCGTAGATTTCTTTCTCATACGGTTCTCGTGTAAAGACTCGAATTTAATTTCTATCTATGCTTTTTTTCGCTGTCTAGCGAGCCCATTATTTTCTTTATGATTTTTGGGGTTATTTTGGGTTTTATTCCTATTATTTTCGAATAAAATATGATTGATTAGAAATTATTGGGGATTATTCTCGATTATAGCTTTCTCGGGACAGTCCCATGTATATACAGCAGGATTCGCTTTCCTTCCCAATGTTTGCCCTCTAATATCAATAATACTCTCGCATCCTGTTAACTTCTATAATTAGTACATTAAGACTTAACCATAGTGCAACGAGCACATCTATTACACCATGCGGAAAACCAAGCGCTATTATCTTCACCAATGCAAACACTACGATGGCAGATGACAGAATCATTAAGAACGCTTGCAACGTTCCCGCGTTGCTCATATCAGTCCAACCTCGCCCCTCAGATCCTTGATTATATCTAATGCTACTGCTTCGGGTATTGGGACTGCCTCTCCCTCCACCTCTAAAGAATATGTCTCTCTCGTTCGGATATATTTTTTATATATGAAATCGGTCGGGTCCTGACTATCGATCGATATGGGTTTAAGTATGCGCATATGTTCTACAATCACTTTGATTTCACCATGCTGAATAATCATATCTCGACCCCTCTTTTTCGCAGATAATCCCTTAAGACGACCTCCAGGACCACATCGCCATGCTTCGAGGAGCCTACCTTCTTCTTGATATTCCAATCTCCGGTGATCCTCTTAACATTCATCCCCGACAGGCTGGCTATGTAGGCTCTCCAGGCTTCGACGACATCAGCGGGCAGCTTGTAACTAATGAGGGCTTTGTCCATCCTACGCCTCACCTATCGGGAATCCATGGGTGGGCAGGTACTCGCGCAAGATCTCCTCCAATAGCGGGCCCGCGCCTAACTGACTGCCACACTCCTTTAGGACATAGCCCCTCCAAGCCTGCACGACCTTTTCATCTATGCGATAGGCCATCGGCAGAAGCTTAACGGTCCTTGCTCTGATGCGAAGCTCGCGGGCCTCGTCTTCCTGTGGATCTTTGTAGGTTCCTGTGACTTTCGCGCATATCATGTCTGCCTCGGGTGGCTCAGAGAATACCAGCTTTTCGCCTTCCGTATGTGCGTCTACACCTGGGGCCAACTCCACAGTCACGCCAGCTTCGGGGGCCTGCTCTTCTGCTATGCCTTCAGCCTTTACAGCTTGCTTTTTATCTTCTTTCACGCTCTTCTTTTCGTTCTTTCCTACCATATTATACCACCATATCATTAAGCTATATAAAAGAGTTGTGGTTATGAGATAAAAAGCTTTAAAGCTTTGCCTGCCAGACAGCCTTATAGTAATCCTCGTTAAGCTCCTTATCTTGAGTAAGTCTGCCTATGAAAATATAACCTCCGCCGCTTTGATTTTTATACATCCTCCTCCGAAGGTAAATGCTGAATCTATGTTTAGCTACATCCAAATATATCGAGAATATTTCTCTTGATATAAATGTGCTAAATATGGGAAATTCTCTTGATATAAATGTGCTAAATATGGGAAATTCTCCGAAGAAAGGCAGACAGAAATTAATCCTTCCTTGGTTTAGGAGTTGATCTTTGATCCTTAACAGTTCATCTTTAACTGTGGGCTCTTCCTGGCAATCTGGTTCTTGTTGGTCGTACATCTGTTGCGCTGATTCGAAAGACATTTTTATTCACCTTTTAAATCCTCAAGAGAATATGTATAAGAGGTCTTTTTGGTTACATATTTATCGAGAATATCAGCCCCTATAGCCTTTTCAGCTTTGCCTACTTCAATTTTACAGATTTTAAGGGCTATCTTTTCGAAGTCCTTGATAAAAGCATCTTGGAGAACTGATCTCCTTACCTCGATATGTCTTATAAGCTTAATAGAGCCTTCCTTATAGCTATCTCCTTTGATCTTTAGGGCCTCAAGGAATTTATCAGGCTTGAACTCAATCGATGGTATAAGCTCTTCTAACATGCTGTTATAGTCAGCCTGTCGTTTATCTCTATCTGCCTTGAGCTGATCAATTCCATAAGCCTTTTCTGTTAAAGCTATCTGGTTATTGAAATCCTCGATTTGAGCCTTGATAGCTGCCAGCTTTTCGAGAGGAGAAATTGATAAGCGGATCTCCTCTATTTGATCTACTTTAGCTGCCATAATTTTATTCACCTCACAGAGTGTTCTTCGTCGGGCTGTATAAGATCAAGCTTAACCCTTGGTATCTTTTCCATAACCGCTTTTGGTATTTCGATAGTCTCATCCTTTACGGCCTTTGACCGATTGGCTTTTATTATCATTATCATAAACTCCTTGTCATCTTACTATATCACCAAAGTATTTAAACTTAATGGTAACATTAACATATCAACAACTTTAAATAGGTTGCTAATGTAATAGAGTATTATGCCAGGATAAGAAGCCTGGTAAAAAGGAGATGAAAGACAATGAGAAATCAATACACTGTATTAATGCAAGTAGGCTGTGATGCCTTCGTTTATGAAAAAGTGATAGCAGCTAACGCCAAAGATGCAAAGGAAATAGCACATAATCAAATAGGGTATGGCGTGGTTTGTGGTGCGTGGTGGGCTTAATGGATCTCTCATCTTTTACAGGCCCACAGCTCGAAGAGCTTGAGGCGGAGGTACGTGCAGAACTGAACTATCGATATATTGAGCGTGTCACAGCCAGTGATGACGATTTCAATGGCATGAATCCTTTGTGGTGATCTTATGCACGACGATTTGAAGAAATATCTTGAATCTATTCACTGGAACACAGATAATCAGCTAATGGGCTTGATATTCGCAGACATCACCATAAGGCCCCATGCAGCCCAAAAGTACGCCAGGAAGCTATTAAGGGAGTGTTCATAATGAAGTACCTAATCTGGTTCGCGATGGGTCTAAATGTGACCATGAATCTGACAAACCATGTATGCAATGTGGTCTTTCAGAACGTGACATATAACCACACCATGACCATGTTAAGCCATAGTGTATTATTGGGGTGGTAAATATGTCTGAGTTTGGAGCTGTTCAAAATCATTTCGATCTTGAAGACTCCATAAAAAGGCAGACCTCTTTGGAGGACACTTTCGCCAGGCTTTCACGCCAGGACAGAGAGGAAGCCTTTAAGGTAGTACGTGCGAAGGTAGGCCCCAATAAGGCTGTTAGCTTGAAGGATATGATAGAGGCCCATAAGAAGCTTAAGAAGGTGTCTTAATATGCACAAAACCCATAGATATAATGAGTTTGGTATGCCCATTATTCACACTAAAGAGGTTTTTGATAGTGGTATCAGCAAGTCTCTTGATGGGCTGAACCCTGGAGAAAAATCTAAGATAATACTTGATGCGTTTAGTGTTATCAAGCGTGAGAGATTAGGTAAAGTTGTAAGGGAGATCAATGTAGAAGGTGGGGTCTTAAAACTCTGGAAGGGAAAGGAGGGATATACAATTGAGTATAAAAATCGTAGAATGGGTATAGGACATTGGCACGAAGAGTTGGAAAGCTTGCCCTGGGAACAAGCGAGCAAAAAAATGTTAGAATATTTCTGATAAGGGTGTGACCAAACCCAACGGTCTTAAAAATTTTATTTTCTTAGCAATTGCAGAATTTAGCCGTGTAAAATCGTCTGAAGAAATTGTTTTGGGCCTGTTCTTGGGCCTTACAGAAATTATAAATCTTGGATTAAATAAATATCGGCGAGTCAATTGGTTATTCTGAGGGCTTGAAGTGTGTATGACTCTTGAACTCGCTGAGATTGCATCCGAGCAAGCCCAAATCAATATTTAATCCGTTCTTAATATAATACTCAATCTGTTCTATATCCTTTTCTCCGATTATCCTAAAGACTTCGTTGGGGTTGAGTCTAGTGAACGCCTCAATCTTCGCCTTGCAGCTATATCTCATAGCCGCTTGCTGCGATGGAGAGCCTGTCCATTTTGCGGCCCTCTGCAATAAACATCATTCTAAGATGAATGGAGAGCGTGAGCGATGGGAGGCAATGCTCCATAAAATCATTGATGAGGTCTATCATGGGCGTTCGTATTACACAAAAGATGAGTGGGCGGCATTACATCCGCCCAAGAAATATTAAGAATAAAAGAGATTGCGAAAGCGAGTTACTTTTTGTTTGCTTTGTTTGCTTCTCTCACAACTTCGCCTGGCTGCCCTGCATTGCCACCCGTACTTCCACCGCTTCCGCCTCTACCGCCCCCGCCACCTAGTTTCGGGTTGGGTGTCTCTCCTGATGTCCTGCCCAAATTATCACCTCACATTATGATGGTATGCTTGTTGATGTGCTTCTGTCCATAACCAGCCCCGCTCTGAGCAGAGCTTTTCTACATCTTTATTGCCTCCATATACATAAAATAGTAGGTCTTTTTCATCCATCTCTGAGTGCTTCAAAGCCTGTTCAAAATCCTGGTGAAGCCATTCAATATTATAATCCTTGGTATATGTATATGTAGCATAACATCGATAACCTTTTGGTACGCCCAAAAGGGCAAGGTCGCGATGCCGGGGGGCTACCGCCAAATCGACCCATACATTTAAGCCGTATTCTTGCCAGGTTCTAGCTAAATATCTCTTGAGATAAATATAATATTGTACTACCGCCCGTCTCATGTTATCGTTCGTGCTGAAATTCGGCTCTATGATAGAAACACATCCCGTTTTTAAAACCACTAACGGATCATTTAAAATTCCTGTGAATTTATAATCATCAGTATAAAAATGTATTAATCCACCATCTATTCTTTTTGATCTTGCTTGTGTGCCCCATCGGTTTATAGGGGTGTCAAGCTTTTTGGGTTGCCTTGAGAGCAATAAGGAGGGGATTTCTAACTCGTTATCGCTTGGATAGATCGCGTTTAGATCTACGGTGTCGGCATTTTCTTCTGATGGGTTTGGACCGGCTTCGAGCGATTCAACTTGCTTGCCGTCTTCGTTCTTCAATTCGCTTAAGCCAATAATCGGCTCCAAAGGACGAGTCCACTTCTCCAATTTTAGGGGCTGGAGGGGCTGCAAATCCATGCCAGCCGCTTTCAGGCCGCTTAACTCCTGCGTGATATTCGCGTCGTTATATTTACTTAACCTCGATGTCTGATTGTGGGCTATTCGGTAAGCCTTTATCTGTTCAGGAGAAAGGTTTTCTAAGATTAGAGCTAACACTTCTGATATTCCCGCCTCCTTCGCTGCAATAATTCTACCGTGCCCCGCGACCACCGATAGATCAGCATCGCAAATAACGATATCTGCAAACCCAAATTCTTTTATGCTTGCATGAATAGCCTCTAAATCTTTGGCCCCATGTTTTTTGTTATTTAATGGGTACATTTTAAAAGAGTCTATTGGCAGCATCTCTATTCTCTGCCCGCGTTCCTTCAACTTAATATCGATATCAGATGCCATCAACAAACCTTCTCTTTTATCTTTTTCGGAAGCTACCCTAGCCAGCCTTTGTTAATCATAGGCATTTAACCTATAAAGGTTTTTTGTGAGAAGAGAAAGTAATGAGGAGGCCAGCCGGTAAATATGGTAAACCCGGCTGGTATGTGTCGATTTGGTGTCTGGCTAGATGTCGATCTATGTCTGGAGGGTATCGCGGCTTGCTGGTGCACGTTCACGGCCCGCCTCGGGTAATCCTATTCAGGCAAGAACCCCTCAAAGTTTCCCCGAGTCTTATAGGCCCACCGGCAAGCCGGTCTCAATTCAGGCTATCCTACCGAAGTCCTAAGGACAAGCTCGGATATCCCTCTTATCACAGACAGCCTCTTATGATTAGCAGAACCGGAGTTTACAGCTCCGGTATTTTGCCTTGCCTATCTGCTGATGGAATCTGTGCTATTTGTCTTCTAAGGCCCTGCTCTCTCCAGATTGAAGGGCCTTTGATGACTGTGATGTCAGCTACCAAGGGCTAAAGCACCTTGGCTTGCGGCTGCGCAAAAAGTCGCGCCACAATAGGCTGGCTGACTCCAGCCCTAAAAGCTATATTCATAGCAGCGATGTAGTCCGCATCACCAGCGAAGCTGCAAGACTCACATCTAAATTCATCTCTTGTAGGTCTATTCGCCTTAGCGATATGCCCACAAGACGGACAGGTTCGAGACGTATTTCTAGGATCTACCAAGACCACAGGAACCCCTGCAATCTTAGCCTTGTAGTCCACAAACATCCTGAGCAGTCCAAAGTTCCAAGTATGCAAGCTACGACGCTGAGCTTTCCTAACCGTTACTCTGTCTCTAATGCCCTGGAGATCTTCGAGGGCTATAGACCTGAGAGTGCCTTTAGCTTTCGTAACAAGCTTTTTAGAAATGCAGTGATTAACATCCTTAGAGAATCTAGCCATCCTGCCAGACAACTTCTTAAGATGGCGTTTAGCCGATTTAGTTCCTTTGCTTTGGAGTCTGGATTTCAGAGAATCGAACTTCTCTCTGTTGTTGGTGGTCTGTTCACCAGAATGTACTTCACCATCAGAATCAACCGCCAGATTCTTTATACCAAGATCTACACCCAAAACGCCTTTAGGATCAAATGGAGTCTCTTCGGATACTTCGACTACAACGCAAAGGTAGAATATCCCTTTAACAAGTATAAGGTCTACCTGTCCTCTGATCCTATCCATTCTAGCTCTCTGGTAGTCTCCGATCTTGGTAGGGATAACCTGTCTGCCTTGGAGAGTAGCCATAGAGACTTTGTCAAGCCCCTTCCAAGAGAGAACCCTCTGATCATAAACCAAAGCTCCATCATGACGGAATTGTGGCTTAATGGACTTGTCTCTCTTGTATGCTTCACAGACCTTGCGAATAGCAAGAATGGTAAGCTGTGCGGAGAGTCCGAACTTTTCCCTGATAGGATAATATACGGTCTTCTGAATTTCTATCTTGTTGGCACTATGGATAGCAAAAACAGTCTCCGCTATCTCATTACAAGCTTCGTTAAACCTCTTCATTGTATCGCAAAGCATAGTATATTGCTTTGGAGAGGGGTCAAGCTTTACCAACAACGTTTTAAGCATAGTATTGTGTATATCCTTCAATGGTTATATAGTTATCGCATAGCAACAGTGGGGTACGCTCCTCCCAGGGCTGAAGCACCTGGGATTCCGCTACCCCTACACCCCGCGTCCCTCTTGATGTGATGAAATGCGATAATCGTCATGGGATGTCCAGGGTCAACGGGAAGCACCCCAAACGCTCAACGGTCGATTCGTGGCTATACCAAAGAGGTGTATCCTCTCAAGATGATATCAAGGTTGGACCGTCCATCGAATACACTCCCGCCGTTCATCTTTGTGTCTCAAGGCACACATCGCGGCGGGTAACTGCTTTGTATGTAGCATCTTTTAGGATTAATCCTTTTCCATCAGATCATACCTATTCTTGAAGAAATGAGGCAATCCCGGAAGAGATACGAGCTTCCCACCCTCATCATAAAGAGATACGATATAGATATCTCCGCAATCGCACTCAATTCTGATGGCCTCTTTATCTATTATCGAGAATTCCATCACGCTTAATCATCTCCATCGTCATCGGGCCAGGGCCACGGCATCGGTATTGCGGGATTGGGTATTTTCATCATTTTGTTAACCTCATTTTTATATTAGCTTGCACTCACTCGCTTGTAGATTTTCTGAGCTTAAATATGGCTGGCATATCTCAAATCCTGCATTTCTCATTTTGACTTAATGCCTCAGAGGGGCTAGGAGGTGCCGGAACCTTGGGGATTTCATTAAAGATCTCCTCGAAGTAGTAGTTCCTGGTGCTCAAAAGATCCTTCTTCGTGTCCTCGGCCTGCATCTCAAGTTCGGCCAATTCTCCGTTTAGAATCTCAATCTCTTCATAAACATTATCCAAGGACCTCAAGCCCCTTTGATAATCGTCATCGCATTTCGTGACCTCCAAAGCGATCTTCTCGGCCTGCTCTCTCGATAGCTCGTAAATCCTGTTCTCGGGGATGTCACGGCAGATATGCTCCTCAAATACTTCATCCTCTACCAAGGCCCGGAAGCCATCTTTCCCTATGAGCATTATCTTATCGAGCTTGACCTTCTGACATGGTTGGCAGAACTCCAGGCGGTCCACTGGTTCAGCAACGAAATCCCCAATTTCAAAGGCGATTGATCCATATTTAAGCCTGATAGAGGGTAGATGGACTTGAACGGAGCCTAGCGACTTTTGGCATAGAGCACAATGGCCTATCATGCAAGAAACCTTACATAGCGTTGACTGTCAGTGGTTTTCACTCGTCTACCTCCATTATGCTGCCCTTCGTGTCGGTCCTTTGGCCCTGGATCGTGTAAGGCACCAGCTTGATACCGTTCATCACCAAGAGCTTTCTTGTAGCCCTCGGTAGGGTCTTTTCATGCCCGCCTGCGAGCCTGACCTGCTTGATGCCTGGGTAGTTTCTCACAACATCCAAGAAGTCTGCCACGGTCGGCCTGAAAGCCAGGAATACGGCCTCTGTTGCGGGTAGCCCTTGGTGGTTCTTTAGCTCTTCTCGACTGCTCAATATTCGCATTTTAATTTTCATCTAATCACATCTTCTCTAACCGCTTGACAGCTCGGATGAAGCCCAAGCCCTTCGGTGTCGTCACATAAAGCCTACTATCTACAAAGTTTAGAAGCTCTTTTCTGATAAGTTCGTCTAAATATGGTATGACAGTTTTAAAGTTCAAATTGGCCTGATAAACCAGCCTTGTTTTATTTGACGGTTGCACAGCCGCCACCAATATTTCCTTTTCAATCGTCCTGCGGTCTCGCTTTTTCACTCTCGGCCCTCCTTTGCCCAGTTCTAACTGAATTGGATCATCGCGTTTGATGTTTAGTTTCATGTTTGTCCTCCCGTTTTTATCATCATAATCTATAACCCACCCCATGCAATGCCTAGCTTAATATCGAGCCTAAGCACCGGCCCGAGCACCTTGGCCTTATTCTTTGAGCTTTCGCCATGAACCACAGGACCGCCGCAGAACTTACATTTTTGATTGGGCGTATCACCAACATAATATCTTGGAACCTTACAACCTACGCAATATCCCATCCTTTAGCCCCTAATGCTACTTATCCCGAAATCTATTTCGTGCCCATCCATCGCGTCCATCCATTCGGTATCTCGATTATGAGACCTGAACATGGATGAATACTCAAACCCTGGAGTTGGCGGGCGGTGAGCTGCGTAATCGATTCTATATAGGCAATCCCCTATTGAACTGCCGTGATCTAGCCTGAATATATCTTCATGAGTTATTATTTCTTGGCTGTGAAAATTACTATCTTTGTCCAATAACATTGATATCTTTACCTGGGAATGCATTGCCGAATTTCCTGCATTTACCTGGACTGATATAGCCATGCAGGGAGATATCAAGATCATTATTATAATAAATTCTTTTATCATAAGATTACCTCATATTGGGACCATTTTGATAGAGACTTCTCGCCCTCATAAATAGCCAGCATTTTGTAGTGATTTATTTTATTTCCGGGTATAAGCCAAGCGTGCTGTATTTCTAATGAGACGCGATCATTCAATGCAAATAATATGAAGCGATCTGCTGAAGGATTCTGATGTATGTTAAATTGCCAATATTCAGAACCATGCTTAGATTTTAATCGGCTGCTACTTTTCACCTCAATCTTTTGCCCATCACAATTACAATCAAACCCACGATTTCCAAAGGACATCCATTCAATATGTTCGAATATCTTAGATAATATCGATTCAGCAACTTGCTTTTCGACTGTATAAATCCCGAGGTATTGAGGGCAATCTTTGTTTCCGGCCATAGGACCACAAATTCCCTTTTTATGATTCCAATTAGTTTTATATTCTGGATTATTTTTTCTCCACAATCGATTCGATTCTGCGTGTTTCTTAAGATCCACTTGTCTCATGTTTCCTCCAAAAAGATAATAGAGGGACAACCCCCTCACAGACCGACATTGAACGGTATATTATAGATTTGGTAGTTGATCTGATTAGTTATCTTCCATTCACCATTCAGATCTCCAATAGTCGGCGCCCACCCACGAGCATCGATCCAATTAAATTGCCTGTAAGCCTGTGACTCGTCGGTTCCCGGTGTTCCTGGGATTGTAGCCTGTGTATAGCTCGTCATCACTGGGTTGAGATTGCCCGCCGAATCGTAGCCAGTCGCCTGGATAAAGTCATCTTGGCTGCTCATGATCTGAGAGAAGACCTGCCTAGAGCCGTCATTGCCCCCGGGAATAAGCGTTCCGGTGTTATCATAGGTTCCTGCACTTCCGCCCATTGTGTAATGCATGATATCGTAGCGTTCATCTATTGCTGCCTGCGGGATGGCCCCGGTGGCGCTGAATGTTGGTACTGTTGATGTGCCCACGGCTCCTACTGTGATGTCGCTATCAATTGTTTCTCCTACTAATGGATCGACGCTCTGTCCATTCTTCACGAAGTTCAAGGTTATGGCCTCGTGACTCTTCTCTTCGGGAGCCGCATTACAAGGCACATCCAGCGTCTTGAATTGGCTAATTGAGTCAAAGGTTCCCGCTGTTGCAGACATCGAATGACTCCAACTATTCCAGCCCGTCATAGTCGCGCTATCTGAATAAGCATAGTTCCCCGGTCTATTGATCTGCTCGGAGAACTGGATATCGCCACTCATCGCACTTGCCATTCCTACTGCCGCAAGTATTATAAATGCGGTCCAAGATATTGCATTTGCTTTATACATTTGAAGCCTCCAGGAGCGGGTTTGTGGCCTGCTCTTGGTGTTTGTTACCTTAATTGATAACTGTAATTTGCCAATCACATTATAGGCATTTTACCTATAAAGCCTTTTCCCTAAGTTAACCCTTCTATCAATTTCATGATGATTTCGTTTTGCGTGGTCTGGTAAAATCTTAACTGCTCTTTTAACCATCTCAGAGAAGGAATCTGATACTTTTGTGGCCTACTGGATACCGATTTCTGTATATAGCTTTTGTGAATCAAGCCACTGAGAGCTATGCTTATGTCGGGCTGCGCCTTCGCGATGTTCTTGCTAAGGTCTGCCTGTGTGTGTTCTCCTGGGTTCATTAGAAGATAAAAAACTATGTCAGGCTCGACCGGCCCACCAATAATAACCTTAAGATCTTCTTTGAGTGCCATAAAAGGTTATAGGCGTTTAACCTATAAAGGTTTTTCTGATATTGATCTACCGGCACATAAAGCAGTATCAAATAGACTTTTAGCGTACTTGATTCTCGCGAAGGATCTCAAAACTTATTACGTAGACCTCTTGTGATGGATTCCAATCTCTTTTTAATTCGCTTTTCCAATAATTCATGAAGAACCAAAGAGCTGTGATACCGGCCCGCGGCTTAAATCCTTCGGCCATCGCATCCTCCTCAGTCATATCTCCGAGCTTCTGCTTGTAGACATATAACACCTTGATTTTGAAATAGATCTCCTTGGAGTACATGCCACCCTTTCGAACGCCATAGGTGCCACCTACTTTGACGTGCGGCCTTTTCCAAATACGACGGGTTGCGGTCTTGCAGCCTTCTTCTATGGCCGCTCGCATATTAGGCTTGAAGAACATGAGCCGTCGCCCCCTCATAAAACTCTTTGGATTTCCCAAGCAATATCAAAGCAGAGCCATCCGGGTAGAGTTGCCCGATGCCGCTTATATAGATTGGCTCAACATCAAAGAACCTTCGGCCTGTGAAGACCTTTTCGGGATTTGAAGGGGTACGCCAGAATACCCAGAAGTGGTCATTTTCTTTGCTGTACGAATTAGCAAAATCTGCATGATTCATGAATGGCATGGCCTAGCCTCCTCGGTAGTTGTTTACAGAGCTTTTCGCTATTCCTAAAGACGCGGCTATGGCCCGACTCCCTTCGCCTCTCGCTACTCTGCGCCTGATGAGTTCCTGCGTAGCGAGATCTGTCTTAAGCTCGCGGGCTGGCTTCCGCACGGCTAGTAGCTCTTCATCATCCATTGCGCTGAAACTCGATAACAATATTCTAGCAAGCTCGATAGGTTTCCTTTCGCCCATGCCCACCACAGGGCCGCCCTCGGCCTTTGCTCCTTCCACGGAGATACCAGACCCACAGAGAAGCTTATCTACTGGATCTTGCTCTTGCGCTTGTGCCCTGAAGTCGACCAGCTTTCCGGGCCTCTTGGATTTCCTAGAAGAGCGTTCATCTCTCGTTAAATTCTGTTTGCAGCTCGGGCAGCATTTCGGATTGTCTACGCGAGATTCCCACGAATAGCCGCACCATTTACATTTCATCATCTTGGACATATGGTTTGATTATGATTATATTCATAGTTAAAACCATCGGAAAAGAAGAAAAGAAAAAGAAGGGGGAGGGGGTCAGCTTAACTTAAGGCTGAACCCAGATGCTCGGATACTGGTCTGTTTTGGCCTTGATTGCAGCTAGTCGGGTTGAGTTGCTATCCATCTCGGTTCTATTTGCCGTCGCTAAAGCACCTTTTCCTGTAGCTGATGGCGCATCTACTATGTCCATCTTGTCGCCCGCCTTCGCGGGCGCATACGCCGCCTGAGCAGATGCCAGAGTTACAACAGGTTCGCCCGTTATTGCAGGCGTTGGTATTGTTTGGCCCGCCCATTTCGTAGCATTTACTGCCTGATCCGCCGCCAGGCTATAACCTGTCTTATCGTTGTTGGTTGAGACTGTAACGCCTCCCGTCACCGAGGCCACGGCCCCTCCTGCATACGTTGACCTGGTGCTTATGGCAGCGTCTATGTCATCTTTCAAGAGCTTGCCTATCGAGCCTGCCGTGGTTATCGCGGTCAACAGGCAATTCCAGATAGCCGCTACCATTGGAGCTGTGGCCCTGTTCTCGATAGACCAGTTTGCGATTACTGCGCCTATGACCGAAATGCTATCCACGGTCCCGGCTGTTAGGACGGCTTGGTAATTGTGACCCGCTGCGTAGAAGGCATCGGTCATAACCACGTTGACATTGTGCATACCGGTCTGCCCATCGAAATCGACTGTCAGGGTAACGCCTGTAGTCGATTCAGTTGCGCTATTATCCTTGTAGATGCTCACCGCTGGAGTTCCTGCTAGCGTTATAGGCGTCCCATCTCCTTTATGAGTCGGGAACTTGAAATCGTGCGTTCCACCCGCCGCTAGATCTCCTAAAGAATTCATATCATCACCTTCATGCGTCTATCAACCCCTTGCCCACCAAAGGGCCCAGACCTACCAGACCATCGCCGACTAATCCGACTCCACCGACTGAACCCCATGCAGCTATAGAGATGTCATATGTGGTATTAGAAGCTAATCCAGTTGGGTTATTTGGAAAAGCGGAGCTATATGGGTAGAATGATTTATATCTAATCGTTTTACCGCTCTGTCCATAAGCGCAACAAATACTTCCTCCGGCCGTCGCCACCGCTAACCAATAATTGTTGCCGTTAATTATCCTACAATTTGAGATCGCAATAAGTCCAGAGCTTGCGAGATAAACCGCTGCGCTTTCTCCAAGCACCGAGCCTGGTTCGCCCGCATTGTCCGAATATATACCAACATGAAGAGTATCGGCCATGTTGGTATATGCATAAATCTTTTTTGCTATTCCGCTCTGTATAGCCGTGAACTTTTGAAGCCAGATATAGTATGTTGACAACGAAATTGAGCCGACCAGACCATTGCCAATTAATTTTATATCAGCCATAAGCAAACCACCTGTAAGCCCTTCCAGCAGGGGAAACGGTAAATTTCATGTTCGTTGTGCCCTGAGTTCCAAATACCGCCGACACTGGATAGTCTGGGTCTGTGGCGTAGATCACGATCTTGCTCGGCTCGGCCCCGAGACCGTGCGCTATGGTCTGCTCCGAGGCCGTGCTCTCGCTCGTGCCTGTGGTCGGTAAGAACTTTCCGAAAGGTGAGCCAATAGAGATAGGCGCTATGCCGTCATTGTTTGGGACATAATTGCCGAATGTTCCTGTCACTAGCCCGTTTTCTGTGATCCTAAGACAATAGAGAGGGATGTATGTAAGAAGGATTTGGGAGGGCAATGGCAGATAGTTCTCCAGGAAATCGTTCAAAGGGCTTCGACCATACCTGCCAGAGGGTACCTCCTCGGTGCCTTCGATTCTTTTGGTGGTGCCGTCTCCTAGGTCCACCACTACCATGTCGTAACGATGCTTACCTGAACTTGCGACAGGGATACCGGATAATACCGCCTGAACCACCGGTACACGCGCGAGAGCGCCAATGGCTATCCCAGCCGCCACTGTCACCGATGATGCAGAATTCCTCGTGATAGCGAATCCTGAATCTATCCCGTTCCCAAGGGATGGCAATTCTAACCTCTGAAGATGCCAAGCCGCCGCCGCCAAGGATTCCTCAGTCGGAAATAGAGCCGTTATAGGCATGGTTCTATCTTACCTCCTTTGACTCGGTTCGGTTCATGCATCTGTCGTGCCTTCAACTGCGATTTGTGGATTTACGAGTGCGACCGCCCAACTGCCTTTAGGTACTTTCCGCCGCAGCCATATACCACACATTTCTCCGGGACCCAGGTCGCCCATTTGACAACCATCATCATAATCCATTGGCATCGTGAAACTGAGACTTGTGGGGGCTGTATCCTCATTGGCGATGTGCTGGACATAACCGGGCTGTGCTGATGGTGCTTCTATTGCCATCCTAAATTGGCTGTCCTCAATTGGCTTGCCGACCGCATGGAGGACCTTTGTTGTGCTATTGGACCCCCTTGTGCAGCCTGTGAAGCTGCACGTTGGACGGCTACCAGCCTTCCCGGTATACAGTATTTCCTCGTCCTCTAGGAAGAACGCCCCTTTGCTCGGAAAACTGGCATTATCAACGCAATCTACTGTGTTTTCTACACCGTTACTTGCCAATTGGGTCCTGAGGGTCGTATAGGGCGAATCAGATACTAGGTATAGCCGTGCATCGGTCAGGGGTAAGGTTTCGTGGTTGTTCATTACGAAGATGCACCGATATTTTTCACTGCCATTCTTGCTTTCATTAGCCGTGACCTTTGCGAACAGGTTCTCCATAGTAGCGTCTTCGATCTGTACCGAAGATCGATATTTCCCCAGATTGTCGGGGCTCGATTCGCCGTCGCCGGTGGCGGTCGATTTACTGCCGTCATATATTATGTCTGTTTCAGTTACGGGAATAGTCCCACCTCTGCCAGTTATTTATTTTTATTATTAAGATTTAAGATAGATAATTATCATACCATGATAGATTATAGTCGAGATTCCCATTTGTGAATTTCAGCGTTGCACCTTCATCCGACGCTCCAGCCGTTACATAAATTTCCGGTTGGCCTGAAATGCTATGCCAGGATTCTAGTTTTAGAGAGTTTAGTTTAAGTGAGTCACTGGCCCCACATAAGATTCGCCAATTGAACCACGATAGGCCATACAACTTGGTCAGCGTGTATTTTTTCACGCCGTTTATTATAGTATCCACATCATACCAGCTACCCGAATCAGCGGCGGCCTGAAGTTTAGGTGCTCCTATGACTTCGGAGGCATCCAGAGTTAATTTAGGATCATCGCATAATGGGTGTTTAATATGATAATAATAATCTAGGTATCCGTTAACTGTGAATACTAATTTCTTCGAAGAATAAGACACGCCCGAATAGTGGGCCCGATTTCGTTGCCATCGATCGCCATCCTGTAAGGTGTCTTCAGATACGAGGTAAGCTAGTTTTTGTTTGGGGTAGAAATCCAATATTGCCCCATCCAGAAGGACCGGGGCTATTTCAAGATCTACGCCGAGGTCATCAAATGAGACTAATATATCTGTCGGGTTTGCGGTCGCATAGGCCGCGCTGATTCCTATATGATCTATGGGTGCGTCTTTGTTACCAGCATTTGCCATCATGGTTATTGATTCCAGGGAATTCGTAGCATTTCCGGTCTTGGATTCGGCTATGCATCCCTCCGGGGATATCGACCCCAATAATATGACAGCTACGAAAGAGTATCGTTCTAACGACATGGGTTTTAGGGGCGATGTATTCAATGAGAATCCTAGCACCCGCCATCGCTTTGTTTCTCGTTCGACCAGATAGATATCGTTATCATTAGATAGCCAATCGAAATTATTTAGGTCATAATATGCTAATGCGTCCTTCTCGGCCCTTCCTATTATCATCCCGGTCATCTCGACCTTGACCAGTTCGGCCTTGAAATCGGATAAAAAGGATCGCTGGCCTCTGCGGGGGGATGTGTTTGATGGCGTTGAGTGATCTGGAAAATTGACATCAAAAATCTTGTAGCCTGGAGCTGAGGCTGAACCCCCGCTATTTAATTCAAGATCTCCGATCTTCCAATTTGAAACCATCCAAGCCTCATATACATAAACTCAGTACTATTATTTCAAATCTTCCTCTTTTTGTTTCCCAAAACCCGCCACTTCCTTAGTTACTCTATTTGTTATCAGAATTTCATAGGCGGATTCGCCGGTATCCAGTTTCTCTACGTCTTCAGGTGATAACAGTTTTAATACCGCTTCCCTGAACCTGGCCGGGCATGTGGAGCTGACAATGTAGTTTGGCGGGCCGCTGCTAGGTTTCATTCCGGGATTTTTTCTGTGCAAGATCCACCACATGATTTAATCCGCCTTTGGATCGAACTCGAAGTGTATAACCTGCCGTGTGCAAGATCCACCACATGATTTAATCCGCCTTTGGATCGAACTCGAAGTGTATAACCTGCCGTGTGCAAGATCCACCACATGATTTAATCCGCCTTTGGATCGAACTCGAAGT